TATAAATTATTTAATTATAAATTATTTAATTATAAATTATTTAATTATAAATTATTTAATTATAAATTATTTAATTATAAATTATTTAATTATAAATTATTTAATTATAAATTATTTAATTATAAATTATTTAATTATTTAATTTATAATTTTATTAAATAATCATAAAATTATATCTATTATTATTAGTATTCATGGATAAACTTAAATCCAACGATTTGAATTTTTTATTTTTAATTAATAAATCTACTTTTTTATTAGAACACATTGATATTTATTATCAAAAAGAAATTTTAAACGATATAAATCGATTTATTAAAAATTTAAATGATACTTTTGCTAAGCAATATTTTGAAAATGAAGAAAAAAAAAAAGAAAAAACATTTGAAATTTTAAATAAATATTTTGAAAATTTAATAAATGATCAGATTTTATATTTAATTGATGTTTATCATAAACATGAAAAACATAATATAATTATTCAATGTGAGAAAAGAGCTAATAAAATTATTGAAGAAAAAAAAAGAGAAATGCAAAAAGAAGTTCAGAAAGAATTAGAAACAAAAATTCAGGAAAAAGTAGATACATCATTAAAAACAATTAAGAGTGATGTTTATAAACAAATTGATTATCAATCTTCGTCGCAAATAAATAATTTCGATTCTATTATTCAAGAAAAAGTTGAATTATTTTTTGTGCATTTTGAAAAAAAATTAAAAGAAGATGTTCATCAAACATTACATAATCAAATTTATGATAATGTACATAAACAAATTCAAAATAATAACGTAGAATTAAATAATAAAATAGAAGATTTTTTAAAAATATTTTTTAAAGAAGAAAATACCTACCATAAAATTTCAAAGAAAATTAAAAGTGATTTAAATCAAGTCTATGAATATTTAGAAGAAAATAAACAAGTTTTAAAAGAACTTGAGCAAATTAAAGAAACCATTTTAGAAAATGAAAAACGTATTCACTCCATGGAAAATAATATATTTAAGAAAGTGAATGTAAATTTTGAGGAAAAAGTAAAATTATTAACAGAAATTTTCAATCAAACTATGAGTAATATTTCTTCCAAATTAAACCATAAAATGAATCAAATTGAAAAAGATCATTTTTCTTCATCACTTCATCAAGATTTATTAGAGAATGTAGAAAAAAAAATAAATAAATTTTCTTTAGATAAAAATAACTTTGAAATAAAATATAATAAGGAAAAAAACGAAATTGAATTATATTATTTTCAGGAATTAATTACATCAACAAAATTAAATATCAAAGGTCTTATTGGTCCAAGAGGTCCTCAAGGTCCGCAAGGTGATAAAGGAGATCTAACTATTGTGAGGAAAATTAATATTGAACCTGATCATAAATTAAAATTCACTTTACAAAATGGCAAACATGTTTATGAATTAAATACAGAAAATACACTTCCTCTAGGTCCCCAAGGTATTCGAGGTGACAAAGGAGAAAAAGGAGAACCAGGACAAATAAATGTCAATATTAAATGGGATCAAAATGATGTAATGAAAATTAATAAAGAACATAATGATAGTCTTATATTTTTAAAATCCTTATGTATTGGAGAACAAAGTCATTGTTTAAAAAATAATTCTTTAAGTATTGGAGGAGGAATATGTTATAAAGATAACTCTATTTCTATAGGAAATCAAGCAAAAACATTTGATTCGAATAGTATGGCTTTTTGCGGAAGTACCTTAGGAAAAAATGCTATTTCTTATTTTTCAGAAAATGTAGAAGAAAATTGTATTGGAATAGGAAATAAAATAAATGAGAAATATAATATAGAAAAAATTCATATTAAATCTAAGGAAATTTTCTTTGATTGTGAAGATTTAGTCTTAAATGATCAAGTTTTAAAGAATAAATATTTAAAAATATTAGAAGAAAGAGTTAATAAATTAGAAAATGAATTATATTCATTAAAAAATAAATAAAATTATTTATTCCATTCTAAATTTAAATTTAAGAATTTAAATTAAGAAAAATAGAAAAATACAATGCTAAGAAATTATAATTAATAGTTAAGAAATTATTAAAAAAGATAAAAAGATAAAAATAAAAAAGATAAAAAAGATAAAAATAAAAAAGATAAAAAGATAAAAAATAAAAACTATACATTGTTTAAAATAAACAATTTTGAAATTTTAATCCATTTAATTTTCGAATAATTTTTAAATTTATTGCAAAATTTTTTTCTATATTATTAATATAAAAAAAATGGCAAACGGAGGTTCTTTATACTTAGACAGAAAAGTAGGTGATTTAAGATTATGGGAATTATATGTTGGATTCGTTATCCTTCAACTTCTAATCGGTATCGTTATTGCCTTTATTCAAGGTGTATTCGATTTAACAGGTATCAAAGGTGCATTAGCTTCTGTAGTTAATCAAGTTGGTGCCGTATCTGGAGCTCAAATGCCCCAAAGATACTTAAAACCCATTGCTGCTGAAGTCAGAGAAGGCAAATGGTTCTCTAACGCAAGTGATTAAATCCTTCGATTTTTCATCATTAATTAAATAACAGTTGTACTTTGAATAATTTTTATTCATGGAATAATAAATATATAAAAATTTACATTATTATATATTTATTAATAATTATTGAAAAGAATGATTTATAATATTTCGTACTTTATTACATAAATGATAAAATATTAATGATTATTTAATATTTTATGAAAAATATTTTTTATTTAATAGTTATTATGTTTAATAAAATAATTTTGATAAAATTTATGCACATCCACCAATTTCCATAGGTTTTCTACCAACATCAGGTTCAATTGTACTTTGAAGCCATGGAGATACTTTAACTTGAGGGTTAGGAGGTTCAGAACGTAATTGTTGATTAGCATTACGTAGTGTTTGGCCCACAGTATTGATACCAATATGATAACCTGATTGTAAAAAGTTTCTATCTTTTAAAGAACCTTCACCAGCAGGATTTACTTGAGCCCATAAAGTAGAATTATCGGAAGGTAATAATTCTTCAGCAGTTAATTGCTCTTTAGGAAAATTGGTCTCATTTCTTTGATTTTCATATTTTTTATCCATACTATAATAATCCATAGAATTTTCACCTTGTGTAAAGTGTTCATTTACATTTCGCATACTTTCCATTTCAGATTCTTGATGTTCAGCTTCTTCGGAATGCATCATGTGATTAGAATGCTCTTCTTCCATATCATTAGTGGTCATGTTTTCTTTCATATTCATGGGCATATCTTCTTCAGACTCGGTATTAGTTTGAATATTTTTATTATAAAGATGATAGATAAAATATCCAATTCCAAATATTATAATTAAGATTATAATTGTTTTCAAGATACTTCCAGCACCAGAATTATTTTCCATATTATAATTAATACAAACAAAAAAATTTATAAAATTATTACATAAATAATTTTTTAAAAATAAATTAAATAATAAATTACCAGATTATAATCTTCTTCTTCCTTTTTATATATTTATTTTTTCTGATTTGTATAATATCTGATTTTTTCTCAGCGTATTCTTCCATTTTTTTTATGTTCATCATTTCTTTTTTTTCATTTTTCTTTTTATTTTCTGTATTTTTATTTTCTGTATTTTTATTTTCTGTATTTTTATTTTCTGTATTTTTATTTTCTGTATTTTTATTTTCTATATTTTTATTTTCTATATTTTTATTTTCTGTATTTTTTTCTTTTTTACTAATTTCTTTTTGATATTTTATTTCTAAATTATTATTTTCTTGAATTCCATCTTCTTTCCTTATATCTTCCTTGTCATTCCTTAAATGATCGTTTATAATTAAATTTTTCTTTAAAGATAAAGAATCTTTAATTAAATCAACAGATACCTCTCCTGCTATTTCTTTATTTTCTATATTATTATTTTTTTCGTTATTTTGATTTTCCTCTAAAGAATCTTTTTCTTTACGATAATCTTGATCAGTATTATTTTCTTTATATATTTTATTAGAATTCAATCCTTCTAAATTATTTTTCTTTAAATTATTCAAATTATTTTCTTGAAATTCTTTTTGAATTTGTTTTTCATCTATTTGTTCTTCTATTGATTCTTTTTCAACAGATTCTTCTTCTTGAACTTCTTTCTTTTTTTCTATATCTATTTCTATATTTTTTTCATATGAGAAATTTTCGTCTGCTATTAAAGGGAGTAAATTAGAAATATCCATTTTATTTTCTATATACTCACTTAACTGCAGTTCTTTTTCTTCTTGATTTGTAAAATCCATTAACTCCCATTCTTCCATTAAATGATCACTACAAATACGTAATCCATTAAAACGAATATCCATTGATATGTATGTATTTTTTTCTAATTGTTCTATTTTTTGAAGTAATTCATCATTATTATGAATTAAAATTTTAATAAATTGAATATTTTTTTGTTGATCAATAGGGCGCTTCACTTTCATGTCCAAATCAAAATCATCTAATTCAATATTAAACCATTGTATACTATTTTTCTGAATATTTTCTTGAGAAATTTCATGTAGTTTATTCACAATAACCATTAAATAATTATTTTCTAGTTCATTTTCTGATAAATTCTGAGTAGGTACTACTTCATCAGGATTAATTTTAATAATAATATATTTATTCGACTCTTTATTTTTTTTATTACTTGAAATATGTAATGGTTTTAATACTTTCAGTAAAGATGTTTGAAATTGATATTGACTTTTATTTCCGTAGTGACAATGTACAAACCGATTTTTATAATCGAAATGAAATTGTAAGTCTTGAAATTGAAATTGATTATTCGTAGAATTTGAGGACTCTAATGAATAGTCCATTTTAATACAATAAAATAATAATTTATTTTTAAATTCAAAACGCAATTTTTAAGCATAAACATAAACCTTAGATACATATATTAATAATCCTAATTTATTATTGTCACTACTTTGTTTTCGAAAATCCCATAAATTATTTAATTCTATTTCTATATCCATAAATGATTGTTTAGGTAAATCAAATGCCGTTTTTAGATAATTATTTTTTTCATCTTGAAATTTAATTTGTAATTGTATATTTTTTTTGAATTGCTTCAGACGACAAACAAGTAGTTCTTCTTTATCTTCTCTCTTTTTTAATAAAGGTTTAAAATCTTCATCATTACATTGAAAATCTAATTTTATTTTTTCTTCTAATTTTCTTATAAAATCTAAAAAATCAATATGATCGCTATTATTTTCATTTAATTCAAATTTTAAATAATAATGATCATATTCTTCATCAAGACCGAAGGGTAATAATACTTTCTTCAAATTGATTTTAATAGCTTTTTTTGAACGTTTATTCTTTAAATTATAAAAATTATTTGTTTTTTTTTCATAATGTATATTGTCAAGTATATTCAAATTCATTTTATCATTAATTTAGTATATTAATCTAGTTTTAAATAAAAATTAGTTTTATTTACATAAAAATAATCTTTTATACAGACATGGATTTGAAATCTGATTTATGTAATCAAATTATTGATATGTTATTACAAGAAGTATCACGGAAAGAAATCAAAGAAAAACTAAATACACATTTAGTGGAACCTAGTTTAACCTATTTATTTGAAAGAATGTATCCTTATATTATTATTACGTCCGTAATTTTTATTTTAATTTTATTAATGGCAATTACTACCATATATATTTTAGTACGAAAATAAAAATAAAAATAAAATAAAATAAAAATTAAAATAAAATAAAAATTAAAATAAAATAAAAATTAAAATAAAAATTAAAATAAAATAAAAATAAAAAATAAAAATAAAATAAAATATAAATAATATTTACAATCAATTAAACACATAATTTTTTTATAATTTTTTTCGCATTTTTCTTAATTTCATCTTGTTCTTTTTTTGATTTATTTTCCCAATGTTTTACTAATTGGGAAGTACCATATATTTTTTTAAAATAATTTTTATGCTTATTAATTAAATTATAATATAAATAATACCAATCAGTGCACCATTCCTCTTTTTTATAATCACTCATTTTTAATATATAATTATATGATGAAAAATAAGGTTTCTTCATCATTAATCCACCGTCAGCATATTGAGACATACAATATACATTAGGTACCATTACCCAGTCATATGCATCAATTGTCCATTCCATAAAGTATCGAAATACATATTTCGGATGAATCTGTAATAAAAATAATAAATTACCTACATACATGAGTCTTTCAATATGATGTGCATAAGCATGATCATTTATTTTTTGAATAATATAATCAAATGGAAGGATACCTGTTTCTTTTTTAGACCAAGTATAAGCTTCTTTCATTTTATTGGTATGATTCATAAAATTTTTATTTAATGAATTGGGTTTTTCTTCTAAATAAATAGTTAATACATAATTACGCCATCCGATGATTTGACGAATAAAACCTTCATACGATGAAATAGGAACTTTTTTCTCATATTTTTTTACATAATTTAATACTTCTTTATCCGTTATTAAGCCAATATTCATCATTGGACTTAATACACTGTGAAATAAATAAGGATCTCGCATTGTTTCTGCGTCTTCATAAACCCCAAATTTCTTAAATTTTTGGGTACAAAAATAGTGCAGCCACGTTTTTGTTTCTTGATGAGTAATTGGATAAGTAAAGTTCTCCAATGATCCGTAATTTTTAGGAAAATGTGTCAATACATACTCTTTTGCTTCTTCTTTGATTTTTATAATTTCTTTATTTGGTGTTAATTGAATCATTTTGGGTATAGATTCATTTTCAGGAATTTTTTCTCGATTTTCCTCATCAAATGTCCATTTACCACCTTCTGGCTCTCCACTTTCATTAATCAAAATATTCAGGCGTTTTCGTTGTAATTTATAAAATTCCGCATGACTATATGAGCCATTTTTATAAAATTTATCTTTATTATTTCGAATAAAATCCAAAGAAACTAAAAAATTTGGACTATCATGTATTATAAAATTACATTTTTTAAAATAAAAATCTAATTGTTTTTGTAATTTATGATCAACTGTTTGATAAATTTCTATTTTATGATTACTATTAATTTTAGATAAGCTTATAGAATAAATTTGTTGGGATGCTAATTTTTGATAAAATTTTGATGATACATCTTGAAAATCAATATAATCTACCTTAATATTCTTCTTTTTTAAATATTGATAATAATATTTCATTGTTGCACGGTGATATGCTAGTTTTAACTTGTGATATTTATAATCAGTAAAAAAGATCGGATCTTCTATTAAATAGACATGCTTATTTTTTAATAATTTCCATGATTTAAATAATTGCGTGGGAAATAAAAGAAAAATATCCATATTGTTATGCAATATTTTAAAATAAATTAATTTTAAAATAGTAATTTTTTATTATCGTTATAATTATTATCGTTATTATTATAATTATTATTTTAATTATAATTATTTATGATTGATATCATTTAAATCCACAATTCGATCCACAATAGGATAAATTTCTTTATCATGTGTAATAATTAATAATGTTTTTGATTTACATTCATTTTTAATCATACGTAATACTTTAACGATTGTTTTCTGATCTAAGCTAGCCAATGGTTCATCAATAATTAATATATGAGCATTTCTTGATTTCAAAATACCACGCACTAATATAATAATTTTCTGCATACCCATAGATAAATTACCACCATTTACACGTACAGTTTCATAAATATCATTCGGTAAATTATCAAAGATAGATTTTAAGTCATATTTATTTAAAAAATGAATCACATCATTCTTTGAATAATTATTTCCATACATCATATTTTCTAAGACTGATTTCTCAAATAATACAGTTCGTTGATTAATATAAATAATATTATTACGTAATGTGGTATTATTTATTTGTTTTATATTTTTATTATCAATGAAAATATTTCCTTCATAAGGATGAAGATTAATTAATAATTTAGATAAAGTTGTTTTTCCAGAACCTGATTTTCCAATTAGAGCAACTTTTTCTTTATTTTTGATTATTAAATTAACGTCTTTTAAAATTTTCTTTTGATTGTATCCAAAAGATAAATTCACAATACGAATTGATCCGGATTGAATTTGATTATATTTTTGTTTTTCTTGATGAGAAATTAATTCTTTTAAAAAATTAAAGCTTCCTAAAGAAACACCATAACAAGATAATACCATACGTAAAACTTTGAAAAATGTCATAAAGTATATAATAAAATAAATAATGACTATGAAAAGAAGCTTAGAATTAAATATTTTACCATGAATATACATATACATGCAGATAATAATGGAAAGTGCTAAAATACTATATAAATACGTAGATAAGCATAAATTTTCATATTGAGCTTGCTTACATATTTTTCCGTAAGTTTCTTGTTTAATTTTAATTTTTAATTTTTCATTTTCATTTTCATTATTAATGTAGGTATTGAGTAAATTATTGTATTTATTTGTTAAATCATCCATAACCTCATAAAATTGCTCTTCTTGCTTTGCTTTCAATTGGATAATTTTATTTCCTTTCCAATAAATTACTAAAAATGATACTATTAAACAAATAAATAATACTAATGCTAGTCCTTTATTTATACAAAAAAATATAATTCCTACAATCGAAAACATTACAATAATTTGAGGAATTGTTTGTGTTCCTAATTCCAAAAGAAAAAATTTCATTTCTAATGTGGAATTCATAATTCGATTAATTACATCGCCAATTTTAATATCTTTATAGGAAGATGAATATTTATTAATAATGGCTTGGAAAAAATATGTACGAGAATTTTCGGTAGCATCTGAAGATATATAATTGGTAAGTGTATTAATGATGTGATTTACAATAATAATAATAATAAAATAAATAATTAAATAATAAAAATATTTAATATCTTTTTTAGAAGGTGTAATTTTATTCAATAAATAAGAAATACCAAAAGTTTCTACGATAGAAAATATAATTAAGGCAATAAAATAGGAATAAATATAAAATTTATTTTCTTTAATATAATTTCCATAATATAATTTTATTGTTTGAATTATACTCATAGTATCTAATGACAAAAAAAATTTACACATCCAAATAAAAATTATTATAAAAATGAATAATTTTTATAAAAAATTATAAAGATAAATTATATTTTAAAGAATATAAAAATAGAATCCTAAAGTATATGTCCACTTCTGAAACTTCTTCTACTACATCAAGAAGGTCAAATCGGAGAACTCGACTTATTGATTCTTATTTAGAAAATGTATCAAATACGAATAATCAAATTAATTCTATTTTATCTTTAATGAAAAGTAATGAAGAAATTCTTGGAAAATTATTAGAAGAAGAAATATTTAACCGATTAACAAATGAAAATAACGTACCTAATTCACCATCATTAGATCAACGTTTTCATCAAATACAGCAAAATAGAGAACAACGACAATTAAATCACTCAATACATGATATATTACTATCTAATTTTTTGAACCAAATGAATTCACAACAAGAACATCAACATCAACATCAACATCAACAACGTAATAATTATCATTCTCATAATTCTTATTTAGAAATACTGCATAATTTAAATTATCTTTCTTCTTTATTTGACCAGCAAAATACAAATACACAACTACATACTCCTTTCTCAAATATTTATAGAAATAATTACCGACGGACTCGAGCATCACGAAATCCTTTTGTTTCATCATCTCCCATTCGTATTCAACAATTTCAACCATATCATTTTTTTAATCAATATGAATCTGATTTTTTAAATCCTGTCATTGTTCGTCCTTCGCGTGAACAAATAACATTAGCCACGGAATTAGGTTCTTATCAAGATATGGAAAATCCAATAAATACATCTTGTCCAATAACTTTACGATCATTTCAATCAAATGATATTGTTTATCGCATAAAACATTGTGGTCATTTATTTTCAAAAAATGAATTGGATAATTGGTTCTTAGAAAATACGAAGTGTCCTGTATGCCGTTATGATATTCGTGAATTTGGACGTGCTAGATCACGACAAGAATCAAATCCTTCACCCGTTCAAAATGAGGAGACGCAATCACATAATCAAGATAATTATCCTTTTCCAAGCCATTTATACGAAAATATTTTTAATATTATAGATTCTAACCAAGAAAATGATCCTAATTCTAACCAAGATGAATCATAATAAAGAAAATATCAATCATCATAAATACCTTTTTTATAAATTTCTTTAATTTCTTCTCGTGCTTCTTCGTAATTATTAATAGGATTTGGATAAGATAATGTAGGATAATCACCACAATATTTATACCATTCATGAATTTGTTTAGACGGAACATCTTTTAATTCGGGTACCCATTGTTTAATATAGACACAATCTGGATCAAATTTTTTACTTTGTGTCCATGGATTAAATATACGAAAATAGGGCTGAGAATCGGCACCACTCCCACTTGACCATTGCCAGTTTCCGTTATTTACCAGTGGATCATAATCAATTAATTGCTGAGCAAAATATTTTTCACCAATTCTCCAGTCACATTTTAATATTTTAATTAAGACAGCACTCGTAATCAATCGTCCTCGATTATGCATAAAACCTATTGAATTTAATTGTCTCATAGCAGCATCTACTACTGGATATCCAGTTTGCCCTTTTTTCCAAGCTTCAATATATTTTTTATTATTTTCCCATTTAATATCATCATATTTTTCTTTTAAACTTTTTCCTTTTAATACTCTTGGAAAGTAAAATCCAATGTAAAAATAAAACTCGCGCCATACCAATTGAGAATTTAAGGTGCATTTTTTTCCAAATTTTTTAGAGAATAAATGATAAACTTCACGTATGGAAACATTTCCATATTTTATATAAGATGATAAGTGCGTCGTTTCATAAGTCAAATCATTACGAAATTCTTCATAATTTTTAAATGTTTGAATATGATCTAGTATTTTTAATGCTTTATTTCGTCCTCCTTTTACCATATTTTGTTCATTGATTGAATAATAGATCAGCATATCTTTTAACTTGATCGAAGAATGATTCTTAGATACAAATAGACTTTTCTTTTTATTCCAAGGAGAATCATGATTTACTTGACGAATTGTAAAATTCCAACTATTTTTCCAAAAAGGGGTATATTTCTGATAAGGATTACCATCTTTTTTACAAAAAGTTCCCATAGGAGCAAGTAAATAATCTTCTACTAATATTAGTTCTTGATTATTTTTTTCCAAATATTTTTTCATTTCTTCATCACGATGAAGAGCATAAGGTGTAAAATCCTGATTGCTATATACTTTTTCATAAGAATACATCTTTTTAATTTGTTCTAATACAGAAACATTGCTTCCATAATAATAGTGTAATTTTCCACTATATTTATCAATTTCTTTTTCTAAACATTCCAATGATTCGATTAAAAATTGAAAGGCATTTGATGAAAAGTAATCATTTTTAGATACTTGATCAGGTGTAAAAATAAATACTAAAAATACTTCCGAAGAATCTTGAATACATTGAAGTAATCCAGTATTATCTTCTAATCGAAAATCTCTTCGAAAAATAAATAATGATTTCATATTAACTTAATATATATAATTAATTTATATTAAATTCGTTTTTATATATTTGAATAATCAAAATAATTATAATGTATAATCAAAATAACTATAATGTATAAATTATTTTTTAATTATATTTTAAACCTTTGCACATTTAAAACGCCGATTTTTATATAAATGAAAATTGAATAAATAATATTTATATTCTATTTATTATCAAAATCATATAAATCATCGAGTTTTCTTTTCTTATTTTTTCTTCGTAATTCATAATGAGTATTTATTTTCACATTTGTTCTACCCTTTTTATGTTGAAAATTTGCTAAATTATTTTCTTTATTTTCTTTATTTTCTTTTTTTTCATTATTTTCTTGTATTTTTTTATTATTTATTAAATCTTTTTGATAACTTTGATAATGTAGTTTACATAAACGCTGAGGTGCCCATATATCCATTAATGATTCTTTACATGCTTTTCGTAAACAGCATCTTTTATTTTTAAAGACTCCTTCACATAAATAAACATAAACCCCATTTCCTAAGTATTTTTTATTTTGTTTCCAAAGCATAGAAGCATTGTCAAAAAAATCTGAATCAAATTCTACTTCAGTATTCATTCTATTTTTATACAAATATAAATAATTATTCTAAAATAATAGAATATACTATTAATAATAGTTATCTATTAATACTATTATTTCTTTATATATGGTTATGGTTTATTTCTGGGATCGATAAAATGTTTTCCAAGTATTATGGATTGTTTGTAATGAATTGCATTATAAATATGTATAAAGTTATTTAAATATTTTGTTAAATTACCGTGAAAATATGTTTTACCTGAAAAATAAATTCCTTTTTTTTGTCCAATATTTGCTATTTGGCCCTTATGCTTATATTGAAAAGGTTTTATTTTATCTAAATCAAAATGATGATTAAACAAAGAAGCAATATATTTTCCTTCTTGATATGCAACTTGTGCTGTTGGAGCTAACCTTGTAAAACTGCAGTCACCAATAGCATATACATTTTTTTGATCAATATTTTTTACTTGAAGATATTGGTTTACAGCTATACCTGGTAAATATTTAATACCTAAATTATTATTAATTTTATGAGTAAAGGAAGATGCTTTTACACCTCCGCACCAAAAAGCAATATCATAAGGTATTTTATTTTTAGTTGTATGTATATGATCGGAATCTACTTTTGTCACAAATTGATCCATATATAAATTTACATTATTTTTTCTCCATAAATCTACTATATATTTTTGAATAAAACTGTTAGATTCAGCTAAAGGAACTTTTAAACCATCAATTGCGTAAAGTTTATATTTTTGATTCTGTTTATCTACTTGATGAATTCTATCAATAAATTCACCAATTAATTCTACTCCAACAAAGCTTGTACCAATTACAGCAATATTCTTGGGATAGTCACCATTATTATCTGAATTAAATAATAAATTCAATTTTTCTTTTATTTTAAGAGAATCTTTTTCTTCTTTTATAAAATAACAGTTTTCTTTGATACCATCTATTTGAAAAGTATTTACAATACTCCCGTGAGCTAATATTAAATAATCATAATCTAAATTTGATGATATTAATTCACCCTCATTTTTTTCTAAAAATATTTTATTTTTTTGAAAATCAATGTCTGAAACCTTATTATTGATATATTTAATAGGAAAAGAATTTAATTCAGATATTGGTAATGTTAATGTGGTCGAATTAAAAATACTATTAATTAATAATGGTGTATATAAAAATAAATTTGATGGTGAAACTACAATAACTTCATAATTTTTAGAAATAGGCTCAGCATCTAAATGTTTTAAAAAAGAAGATGCCGCCCATCCACAACCTATAATAATTATTCTTTTTTTCTCTTTTTGTAAATCATTCTTTTTGCTTTTCATTTTATAATATATTAATAATATATTATAAAAACATTATTCTATATGATTTTTACTTTATTACTCTAAAAATAAAATTTATATTTGTAATGGTAAATTACTTTTATAATATGTAATAAACCCAAAAGCTTCATTTTCTTTTTTTTTTTCATTCCAATATAAACGATTTATATAGCCATGAATTGTATTGTTTCTCATAAATATCGAATAAGGATCGTCATTCTTAGTAAAATGATGATGATAAACTCTGGGAATACGGTAATACCCTATTTTATTTTGTATTTTTTGATAGATGGATACACACTTTCTTCCTAAAAAAATTGTTTCTAATTGAGATTTAAATATTTTTTTTTTATATACGTATTCATATAAATCTTTAATATATTCTTCTTGATTTAATTGTCCTTGAATATCATTTTTTAATAGTAAATTTCCGTATAAATTTTGTAAATATATTTGATCAATGGAATAAGGTCTACTTTTTTTATACAATTTCAGAATTTGATGAATTCTTTTTTTTTGTAAATTTTTATCTTCATTTTGATATAAATATGAATTTTTATCAATGAAATATATTTTTTTACATTCATCATTTTTATCATTTAAATTTTCATTATTATTATCTTCATCCATGATAAATTGACTCCAGTCATTCATATTTAAGAGCATTATTTTAAATTTTAATTTGTTAATTTTAATTTGTTAATTTTAATTTGTTAATTTTAATTTGTTAATTTTAATTTGTTAATTTTAATTTGTACATTTTTAAATTTTATTATAATATAAAAATTATATTAAAATGAATCATCGAGAAAAAATAGTTTGTGTAAGTGGATATTTTGATCCAATTCATGTGGGTCATATAGAATATTTCAAACTATCTAAAGAAATAGGTACAAAATTAATGGTCATTGTGAATAATGATCATCAAGCAACTTTAAAAAAAGGAAAGGCCTTCATGCCAATGGTTGAACGTATTAAAATTATCCAAGAATTAAAGTGTGTTGATTACGTAATACCATCTATTGATCAAGATCGCACAGTATGTGAAACATTGCGAACAGTTGAACCAAAGCCTGATTATTTTTGTAATGGCGGAGATCAAAATAATTTAACAATTCCTGAGGGACCTATTTGTCAAGAAAGGAATATAGAATTATGTGATGGATTTGGAGATAAAATTCAATCAAGTTCATGGTTAATTAAAGGATCTTCTCAGAAATAAAAAATAATTTTAAATTTTTATTTAGACTATTTTTTACCTAGTTTATTATCTTTTTATATAATAAATAATGAAAAGTAATTATGATGATAATTTTACTTCACATCAAACTGAAAAAAATCCACCCAAATTAAACAAATCAACCATTGATGTTCTCATTGGGGTGGTTATTTTTACTGTTGTTGTTGCGTTATTGATGCATAATTATTTACCTAAAGATGAAAGAACAGCAGGTACTTTAGCTATTATAAGTATTGGTATTACAATTTGCGCTTTTTTACCACAATTAATGACTAATTTTTTGAATAAGTCACGTGCAACCGATCCGGTTTTAGCAATTTTTTTAATTAGTGCTGCTATAGGTGTATTATTACGTATTCCCGCATTACGTCAATCTTTGGGCTTGGCACGTGGACAAAACAAAGGAATTTTGTTAGCATTGTTGATTTCAATGGTGACGCTACTTCCATTACTGGCGCATATTATTTGGCAATGGCAAGGAGCAGTTTATGATACTCATAAATCGATTATTGCAAAAGATATATTGATCTATGCTGCTCCTACAACAACACTCATCAGTATATTCATTGTCTATTGGTTATTTAGTGTAAAACCAATCAAATAAATGTCTTCATATTAAATAAAAATAATATAAATATACATTTTTATATTATTTAAAGATGAGATTTGTAAATGCTCCATATAGTAATTATTGGAAATTGCACTATTTTCATGTAAATTCTGCACACCTGTGTATTTAATTAGATGATTCGATTGTTGTTTAATTTGATGGAATGCTTCGTCCATTCTCTGTTTACTAACAATGGATTTTTAATTAGTAGTTTATTTTCTTTATAAAAATAAATCTAATCTACCATTATGGAAGAAGAAGTAAATCTTAAAGATACTGTGAAAAAAAAAATTTCAAAAGAAATAATTTCCAAAAATACAAAAGAGCAGACGATTGTTATCAAAGCGGAAGTTTGTGATCATCAACTAAAATTATTAATTCTCAATATACTCATTTTTATTGTTTGTATATTAATTATTTATAGATTATTTATACAACCTTATTTTTTCCCACCAGGACAAAAAAATATTTATAATTTTTATAAAGTTTTGATTAAATATTATAAAAAATATACAAGTATTGACAATATATTTTTATTTATTATTTTTTGTTTCATTATTGTTATTTTTTTATCACTTAATGTGATTGAACTTCAAAATATTGGTATTATATTAATAATTACTTTTTTTACTGCTATTGCTCAAGAAGGAGAAGAATTTTTATTAGGAGCAATATTATCAGGTATTACAGCTTATTTATTTATCCGTTTAAAAACATATTTCAGTTCAAAAAATCATAAATTAGATGAATGTGGAGTAAATAATTGGGAATATTTAAAACATCGATGGAAAAAACTATTTCATAAATAAAAAATAAAAAGTAAAAAGTAAAATCATAAAGATAAAAATTAAACATATACTTCTATTTAATGATAATTTTAAATAGAAGAACTATTCATTATAAATATTCTTATTGATTACATAAAATATTTTCATGAAAGTACTGGATAACTTGCTTGCATTAAGACACCACATTGACCGTTTCCATTATTAAATTGACTTCCACGACCAATATAAATGTATCCATTATCTCCCCAAGTTGTTCCCCATGAATTTTTAATTAAATAATAATCTTCACCATTACTTGTTCCATAACCTACGACAAGAACACCGTGATCTAATTTAGTACCACAACTTCCAGTAAATACACCGGATTGATAAAGTTGAAAGTCTTTTTGATCAGCTTCAATAGCAACTGCTACTGGTTGTTGAGCAACAGCTTCCATCATACTACTATCTGAATTTTTTGGAACATCAACGTGACTATGTATTTTACTATCATCGACTAACGCACAGGAAGTTTGACAAGATCCTGCTGTCTTTGTAGTTCCGGAAATATAAGGATATTCTTCTTCTGTACATAAACCACCATTTTTACTGATCCAATTAAAAGCATTATCCATTAATCCACCATTGCATCCATGATCTTTCCCTCCATGTTGAAAATTATCACAATCGACTAGTTGTTGTTCAGAAAAAGATGGTAATTTACCATTTTTGACATAGTAAGCGCCTTCAAGTGCTCCAGTGGTAGAAAAACTCCAGCATGAACCACACTGTCCTTGGTTTTTAACAGGGGTTACAGCACCTTTTTCGACCCAGTTGACAGAAGAAGGTACAGAATGAATAGAGTTAGATGAACTTCTTAAATTATTGCTCATAGGAACATATCCACTGAATCCTAAGTAAGAACGGAATTCTTCGGAATCCATACCGGAAAATTGGTTATGACCTAAAGTATAAGTCACATTATTGGAATTATGAAGGTCAATATATTTATCATTATCTATCCATTTATGGAAAATGGAATCGTAATGAGCATCATCATGAACAATGATCTGAAATTCATCTTTCCATTGATTAAATCGTTCAATAAGATTTGAACGAGCTAGAGTAGCTGTTAGGGAAAAAGTTAAAAGACAAAGAGAGAGCGCGTGCATGTTATATAATATAATAGAGATATATTTTTAAATTAGAATTAAAATAGAATTTAAATTTATTTTTTCTAGTGCATTTAAAAAAATGCAGTTAAAAATTTTTTTTTCTATACCAAGTTCAGTCGTATTAAATAAATATATATAATAATAATAGTATGTCTAAGATTGATAAATTTTTCACGACATGGATCATGATCTGGTTTTTTTTATATTCCTTTAATTTATTTCCTTATAATCCTAAACTCGTTTTGTATATTGCCATTATTGTTTCCTTAATTATGTTATGTAGTATGATTTATAATCAAGTGAATATTTATTATATTATAACCTTTTTGATTTTATTCACATTAACGAAATTAATTCCTTATTTGTTAGTTAAAAATAATACTTGTGGTTATGAAGATATTTATTTCTCCTGCTCTTTATTCCTTTTTTATTTAATTTATTTAAAAATTATTGTTGGAAATACATATGAATGTATTCACAAATTATATGTAAAAAATATATGTTATGGAGAAGAAACACAATCCCGTTTACGATATATTGAAAAAATGAAAAATTGGTTTTTTCAATTATTTAAAATCGAACACGTTTCTTATTTTTTACAATAAAGAAAAGCAATATAATAATTAATATAATTAATAAAAAGATGACCAAATAAATAGGGTTCGATTTCATCTTTTTATTTTTCTTATTTTTTTTCTTTGAAGCTTCAGAAGTATTTGATGAATCTTCTTGATTGTCTGAAGTATTTATATCATCATTTTCATTTATATCTGCTTCTTTAATATTTTCTATTTTTACATCTTGTAATTCTTCGATATTTACTTCTTCATTATCTATTTCCATGTCATCATATATATCGTCTTCATAAATATCTACATCATCTTCCAAATTATCATAAAAACCAGCAATATTTGGGATTGATCCAATATTAATATAATCCACTGGAATATAATCACCGTAATAATAACCAGGATAATGGCGTGATCTTCTACCATGATGACGACGAGGATAATGATGACGACGAGGATGTCTTCGGTGTTGTGCTACTTGTTGATTTCTAGCTAATTGTTGATAACCTACCGTACGTTCTCCGTCTCGGCGAGCTCCATCAGCAATGACGCCTATAGATTGTCTTGGAGCACGCATCATGGCTCGGGAAGGACGAACACCTCCAGCCCCTCCACTACGAGCCATTCCACTTTGAACAGGATTATTACCTCTTCGTTGGGGTGATTGACGTTGAGATTGACCCATTCCTTGATATTTTTCAATAGAATTTTCAAATCCTTCTACAACTTGAGGAGGTACATATCCTCCGGGAATTTGTTTTCGATAAAAACGTCGCTTTTGTGGTAAAACATCATTATATAAACCTAAATTATTTCCGTATTCGTATCCAGCCATAGGAGTATTTTGTTCTACGTATAAAGAAGGTGAAGGTGTAGTGGGCATTGCACTTACTTCGTAATTATCATCATTATCGTTAATGGTATCTCCTACCACTGTATTAAAATTATAATTACTTACTCTTTTTTCATGACCGCCTCGAACAGGATTTGAGTATTGATTATGAATAGGTACGTCATAATAACCGGGATTTACAACCGGAGCTGCATTTCCTAAATTATACATATACTATTTAATAATATTTAAATTTCGTAAATGATTTAAATATTTTTGAAAAAATAATTATATTTTTCTATTTAATTTTGATTCTTTTTTATTACCTAAGCTTTATCTTTTTCATTATTATCTTTTTCATTATTTTTCTTAATTTACTTTTTTTCTAAATTTCTTTAGGCCCAGCTCTTTAGTGACTGCGTGTAAGGATTTTCTTGGAAAGCCTTAATCATTTCTGGGTTGATACGATCTGATAATGGTTCATTCGGAGCAACATCTTTACGCGTTGTCACATTCACTTCCGTAATTTGTGGAATTGAATTATATACCTTATCACTTTGTACTCCACGCTCCACTAAATATTCATTTTGTGTTTCGTTTAATTTACTGGTAGTTGCATGAATATCATTTCCACTTACTATCTTATTTGGTCCACCTGGACCAGGTGTAAATCCCTTATCTGTCATACCACGAATTGCCTTTATTTCGGCATTATAAATATCTTCATAAGACATGGGTGCATCATTAGTTCCTGAATTCCCTGCATTACCTGTATATTCAATATCACTTGTTTCTTGCTTTAATGTATTCTTAGCTTCAACTTCTGTGACTTCATAAGCACCCAGATCAGGTCCATCACCAGTGCCTACATAATCGACACTTGTTGTTTGACGTTGAGTACCTGGAACTTGAATATCATTAGTAGTATGTCCATCATTACGAACTTCGGTTGCAAGACCAAGTGCGTCTTTTAACATAGTTGTTTGTTTTACCGTTTTCTTAGCTTTATTTTTATTTCGAATGTAAGATTTATTGGTACTTGAACTAGTATTACCTAAATGATTATTATCAATATTCGTTTCTTTAATCGTTGTTCGAGCAATATCATTTGGATCATACACTACATTTCCACGCGTATCCACTCCAACATTGGAACGGAAATTATTATCAATATTCGTTTCTTTAATGGTGGTGCGAGCAATATCATTTGGATCATACACTACATTACCTCTTGTATCTACACCAACATTTGACTGATAATTATTATCAATATTCGTTTCTTTAATCGTTGTTCGAGCAATATCATTTGGATTATATACTACATTACCTCGTGTATCGACTCCTACGTTAGAACGGAAATTATTATCAATATTTGTTTCTTTAATGGTAGTTCGTGCAATATCATTCGGATTATAAACTACATTACCTCGTGTATCGACTCCTACGTTAGAACGGAAATTATTATGAATATTGGTTTCCTTAATGGTAGCACGAGCAATGTCATTGGGATCATATACCACACCTTTCGATGATCCTTGGAAGTTACCTTTTTCACGATTATTCTTAATGGTATGATATTTCTTAGGTGTTTTAACTTTTTGGGTGGAACGTGCAGGTGTTGATTTTTGTTGTGATTGATAATTCATGACAAAATTCTTATTATTACTTGGTAATTTTTTATTATTTCGTAGTTTAATTGATTTTTTACCATAATCATCCGGACGTTGATTTTTATTTCCCGTGAACATATCCAAAATACTCCATTGACCAGTTTTATTTGAATCAATGGGATCATCATATTTATAGGTGACCTTATTCGAAACTTTATATTTCGATCGAACTTGAGCTACTGTACCACGTGTAGGAGCTGCTCCTCCTTTACGTGTTTTCAATTCTGTTGTTTTACGGTTAGTATATTTCGTGACAATACATGGGCGTTGTTCAGGGGCGATGATTTGACCAGTTGTAGTAAAATAACGATCAGGTTGTTGTACATAAAAAGTATCGGGTAAGTTTTTATAAACGGTACCAATTTTCCCGGGTTTTGCAATTTTTTGTCCACTGTTTACACGACCATAATAACTAATTTTAGGGTTTGTTTTTACACGAATTTCATCGGTTGTTTTCGGTAAAACATAATCACGTGTATCTGCTTGTTGAAATCCACCTGAAGGCTCATTTGTATAACCTTGATTTAATCCTGGACCAACGTACACTTTTTCAATTGGAGTTTCATTTTCTCGTGTATTAGACACATAATAACGATCTAACATATAACCATCTAAATTCTGCGCCCCATATACATTGGACATATTTTTCTGAGGTTGAAATAGTGGTGTTTGTTCTTGTTTTTTTTGATAATTATCATTTGTTCCAGTAAAAGTTTCAAAAGTACCTCGTGTTGAAAATTCATCTAAATTTTGTTTGACACCCCCACCAAAAAATGGCTGCATATTATTATGTGTAAATGTATTTGGATCAATAGGATTTCCTGTCAATGATACACCATGAAATCCACCAGTTTCAGGAACACTTTTATTATTTACAGAATTATTTACTTGCATATTTTTATTATCTCCCAAGTCATCTACTAAAATATTTTCAAAAGTTTGATTTTTATTAAATTCTACAGGTAGTTGATCTTCACTATAATCTACTTTATTATAGATTATTGGATAAGGAGGACCAGGTGTAACAATATTTGTATCTTGAGGATATTTTGATTTTTCTAATAAAACGTTTGCTTTTTTTTGTTCATCTTGCCAAATATTGTAAGCTCTTTTTGAAGTATAAACGTTTGTCGAACTAGGTATCTGACTTTTAGGTATTTTTTTTATTAATTTTTTATTTATTTGATGATTATTCTTTTTCTGTTGGAATATATATCCCATTCCAATTACACTAGCAGCTAATAAATAATCCATACTTACTATATACTAATAAATTATATTAATTTTTCATACTTATATTCAATTATTAATTCTAAAATTTAATAATTGAAATTAAATTAAATTTTTTTCAATCATTCCCAAATTATTTTAAGATATTCTATTTAATACTCATACATTTTATTTAAATTTTAAATAATTCTTTTTTTCCTTTATATATCCATTTTGACTCCGTGAACATAATAATACCAATAAAACTTAGAATCATAAATATATTTCTTTTATTTTTAAATTTTTCACATTGACTTGTCATATTCAAATAAAGTATAAATAATGATGGCCATAAGAAAATCATTCGAACAATAATACAATACAGTAATCGATAATAAATAAAAACCTTAGTAAATTTCTTATTTTCAAAATAATTAGATAAGAGTTTAAATCCTGAAACAAGAGACATTCCTTCACTTAATCCAATTAAAACGGAGAGTGAATACATTTCCTGTTTTTGAATAATTAATAAAACAAAAATGGCTAAAAAATGATGAAATAATAAATCCATTCGAATATAAGGGACAATTTTACAATATTTTTGATAAAACATAATAAAAATGTCAATAATAAAATAATTAAAAAATTTATAATGATAATTTTGAAATAATTCATAATTATTTACCAAGCATATATCATTCATCACTAACTTATAATTATGATAAGAATTGGTTGCTAAAGAACCACAAATTAAAGATCGTACAATATTAAATCCAAGAGGTCCTAGAAAATGTTCATGTATTGATATTTTATGTAAAAAAAAATTTACTGTAAAACATAATAGTAAAGTAAAGAAGAAATCTTCATAAAAATAATTCATAGTCTTCTATATTATATTTTTATTTTAATACATATTTTTATTTCATTTATTTTAAATAGATATCAAATTTAATTATATATATTATCAAATCATATATATATTCAAATCTTATATATATTATCAATATATATATATTATCAAATCATATATATTATCAATTTATAAATATTATTGAATCATATACATTATGGAATCATATATAGTTTAGCTAAGTATATGAAAAATAAATAGTTCATTATTTAAAAATAAAGTAATATATTATATTTAATAATGACTAAAAATTTATTAATTATAGGATATTGTCATTTAGCTGATGGATTTTTATATGCGTCCCAATGGTTAAAAAACTATACTATATTTTTTTTCCCTTATTTAAATTATATTTTAGATAAAGTAGAAAATATTGAAGAAATTTTTCATGAATTTATTAATAAAAATAATATAAATATTTGTTTATGGTGGAATAATTCAATTACTTCTGAAAGTTTTCAAAAAATGTATCTACCCCATTTGCATCATATTTATTTTAATTGGGATCCTTTTTTATTTTCCTATGAATCTTATCATTCCAGTGTATGGAAAGATCGTTTAACCAATAAAGAAGAAGTTTTCTCTAAAATGAATATGATTTTTACATGCTTTGAAAAAGAAGTGAACTATTTTACACAAAAACAAATTCCAATAACTTATAATCCTCCTGGATTTGAACCATCTATATCTTATTATTTTATGGATTCTTCTTATGAATGCGATATAAGTATTATATGTACAAATATGTATGATTATCAGGAAGAATTTCCTGATCAAAGTACAAATATTCCTCGGTATAAAATTGTAAATCTTTTATATGAAAATCGTAATAAATTCAAATTTCATATATATGGACCAGAGAATTTCCGTGAAAAATATCCGGATTGTTATCAAAAATTTATTTCTTATAATGAATGTTATAAAGTTTTTAGTAATTCTAAAATTAATTTATCTATTCATCCATTAGTGAAAGAATTACATACATCACCATCTAATCAGGAATATTTTTCTGAACGAGTTCCTCAAATATTAGGATGCCAAGGATTATTGATGACAAATTCAGATTATACTCATGTATTAACCAAAGATGATTATGTTTTTATTGATGATGAAACAAATATTTTGAATGAAATAGCAACTATACTAGAACAAAAAGAAAAATATGATCAAGTTAGACTTAATGGTTATCAGAAAGCTATGGATCATATGCAGTGGAAACATTGGGGCGAAAAAATAGAAGCATACTTGGAAACAAATTAAGTATTATTATATTTCTGATAATTATTAAGATAAATTATCAAGATAAATTATATTATTTTTTCTACTTATTTTCTAAAAATGGTTTTATTTTTTCACGAATATAATATTCATATTTTAGTTTATCAAAGCTATTTTCTTTTACAAATAAATTATGATATATTTCATCATAATTTTTTAAAACATAATCTACATAAGATCCTAGATCTTCATCTTTATTACAAATAATCAGATAATCTTTAATAAATAATAAATCGCTACATATTGATTTTTGGGTAATTACAATCACTTTATTACTTAATAGATTTATAATTCGTATTAATTCCATTGTATTATGCTTTTCTGAACAATGTATGTTTATGTAAATTTTAGAACGGTTATATAAGATATCGCGTTCTTTACCATAAACATTATCTAGACTCTGGAAAACATAAGATGGATTATGGTTATTATTCTGTAATAAATAATTTTGTATAGAAGAAATAATCTTTATTCGGTATTCATTATTTTCCGTAGTTAATATATCTATATTTTTAGGATATTTTAAAAATCCTGAGAAATAAGGTGGAAATAATAAAGCTTGTTTATAAATTTGTTGATAATATGGGATATTTTCTTCACTATAATCTATAATTTGTAAATAATTAGGTAAATTACGAAAGTAAGTATAATAAGAATCGTGACTGAGTTGTTCAATGTTTAAAAAATATATTTTTTTATGGATAGTAAATGTTGGTAGAAGTTCATCAATAAATCCAATATCACCCATTAAAATAAGTTTATCATATTTATTTTCATAAAGTAACATTTTTTCAACTAAATCAGAATATTTTATTAATGATGATTTATCAATATTATTTTCATTATTTTTATCTTTTTTTTCAATATAATTAATTTCAAATAATTCAGAAATAACTTTTATATGATTATAATTCATTTTATTTTCAAGAAAAAACATAATTCCTTCAACATAATCAACATATAAACGGTGTACCCAATTTAATGTAAAATTTAATATAATTATATTCATATATATTGTTTAATTTAATGAAAAAAAATTTAAATTATAAACAATATATGTCCTTAAATAATAATATTTCAGGTAAAATATTTATTTATAAAGAACATTTTTTATTTTATAAACGATATGTAAATAATATATTGTATCAATTTTCTAATTTTAATATTGTCATTATAGAAGAATTGTGTAATCAAAATAAAGAATATTGGAGAGAATATACATTAAAATTTATCAATGAACATATGTTTAACTCTATATTTTTCTTTTTTAATTTCATTGACGATTCATTATTTACTATATTAGCAGAAAAAATGAATATACCATTATATATTATCAATGTTTCTCTAAATTCATCAGCAAAAGTATATTTATACCCTAAAAAAAAATGGTCCAATCTTTACCTTTTTTCATATCAAGATAATGAATATTTACTTAATCAAAATGCTAATAATTTTGAAAAAAATAAAAGTGAAATGAAAAATGATAATGAAAATAAAACAGATTATGTTTTACCTTACTTTATAAATCCAAATGAACTTTCACAACAATATAAAACAAAAGAAATATGTCTAGTTATTGATGACAATTCGTTACAAAATGAAAATCAAAAGAAAAAAATAAATGAAATACTTCATGAATTAAGTGAAAAAAATATAAACATAAAATGTATTCATTTAAATGATGAGGAACAAAAATTAGAAGAATTATATACTTATAAATTTATAATTATTATTGATTCATTATTCCATAAATTAAAATATTTACATTATTTAGTTAATCAATGTATATTATTTATTGATGAAAAATATGAAGAAGATAAATATTTTCAAGAACAATGTATGTTTTATAATTTATTAAATTTAAAATCAAAAGTTATGCAGTCTTTAAAAAATTATGATATTTTAATGAAAAATATACACTATAATTTTTCAATAGAACATTTAACAAAGTATATTCAAAATAATAAAGAAAATATTTTAATAATGATAAATGAATATCATAATCAAAATAGAAAAAATTATCAAAAACTTATTTTTGAAGAGGAAAGTCAGAAAGAAACCAATATAAGTATTGATGATTCTTCAAAAAAAGAGAAAGTTCGTACAAATATACCTTTTCCTTCTACAATACCCCTAAATACTCATAAAATGCATAAAATTGCATTTATTATGTTACGACATGTAAATAGTGTTCAAACGAATTTGCTTTGGAAAACGAATATTCATCATATTCGTAAATATTATGATTATCCAATTATTATTATAGATGATAATAGTGATTTGAATTATATTGATGAAAAAGAAGAATCTTATCCAAATGTAAATGTTATTTATTCAGAATTTCCTAAAAGAGGTGAAATTTTACCTTATTATTATATATTTCGTTATAAATTATGTGAAAAAGCAATTATTATTCATGATGGAACATTTATTAATCAGAAAATATCTTTTGATACTATGGATAAACCTGTTTATTATTTTTGGCATTTTAACCATGACTGGAATGATGAAAAAGAAGAATTAAAATTATTATCTTTATTAAATAATCAAGATTTAATTGATTTTTATCACAATAAAAAATGGTACGGTTGCTTTGGTGTCCAAGCAATTTTTCATTATTATTTTTTGGATTTTATATTTCGCAAATATAATATGTCATTATTTATAGAATATATTGACACACGACCGAAAAGAATGAATTTTGAACGTATTTTTTCTGTTATTTGTTCATATGAACATCAGGAATTATATGAGCAAAAATCATTATATGGAATTATTCATCATTATATACATTGGGGTTATAATTTTGAAAAATATCTTGAAGACCAAAAACAAAATAAACTGGAACATTATCCATTAATTAAAGTCTGGAGTGGTCGATAAAATTCTTTCAAAATGATAATGGAAATTTTTTTTATTTTCATTTATGATTTTAATACGATTATGAATAACATGATTAATAATATTATATGTCTCTTCTAGATTCTGGAACAATGAATAAAGTTTTTTTTGCATTTCATCTTTAATAAATTTTCCTCTATATATGATAGACTTTTCATTTTCATAAATATTGTCATAATCACATGGTATTAACCAGCCATTTTTTTTATCTTTAATTATTTCATTATTGGGTGTCCAATCTAATGTTAAAATGGGAACACCACAGTATAATGATTCATAAAATCCGAGTCCCAGTCCTTCTTGACAACCTAAATGAATAAAAATATCATGTGAACTTAAATTAAATAATAGATCATGATGGGATAATTGATCAATTTTTATATGAATTCTAGGATGTTTATATTGATTTAAAATTTCTGGAATTTCAACACCTTGAATATAAACATATAATGTAATGTCTATTTTTGGAAAGTTATTTTCATTGAGAAATTCTTCGTTAAAGTCAGCTGATGATGATTCAGTATAATAATTATTAAAAAATGTATAAAATAATTCAATAATTTTATCAATATTTTTTCGAGAAATTGAATTTAGGCCACCAATACAAACAAAAGATAACGAATTTATATCTTTATTTTTATCATTATTATTTATTATATTTTTATTTTCGGCATTATTATTGATTATTTCTCTTTTTATTTCTCTTTTTATTTCTTTTTTCATTTGATAAAAGTAATTTTCTTCCAAATGAAAATTAAGTAAGTGTATATTTTTCTTTTTTTCATGCATTAAATCATTTAATATATAATAGGAATTAAAATTATTACATAATATTTTATCAAATAAGTAATGATAATTTAATTCTGTAATTTGTATACATTCAATATTTACAATTAAATAAATTTCAATACTAATAATTTTTAATAAAGCAGCAATCTTAAATATATTTTCAAAAGTGCATTCAATAAAAATTATTTTTTTAATTTTATTTGTGTAAATAAAATCTATTATTTCATCATATGTAATTTCTTCACGATTATGAGGACTATAATAAACATTTGAAAAGTCCCATTCTTCCTTTTTATTTTGAAGTTTACCATTTTTCTCATTAGCATGATAAGGTCGAAAACTAAAAATATATGGAATAAATCCAATTTCTTGTAAAGATAAATAATAACTACGACCTTGTATTCCGAGTCCTTGATCTGCCCATGGAACAATTATACCAACATGTTTTTCTTCAAATTTATATTTTGGATGAGTAAGATTATTTTCAATAGTTTCTATAAAATTTAATAAAGTCTGATTAATATTTTGTTCATATTGTCTAATGAATTGAATATATTTAGATGATTGTAATAGTTGATAGGATCCCTTTGTTTTATCTTCTTGAAAGGATATTTTATTTTGTTGTAAAATAAATAATTCAATTTGCTTCATTTTTTTTTCTAAATTTTTATTCGTAAAAGAAGAAAAGTCATTATCATTTAAAAAATATATTTTTTCAATTTCTTTTTGCCATGTAGAAATATTATCTTTTAAAAAAATAGCATAATCATCTAATAAATATTTTAGATTTCCTTGTTTTGTACTAATTATAGGAATATTATTCATCATTCCTTCATAACCTACGCGACAAAATGTTTCATCGCATAAAGAAGGAATGAGTAATATTTTAGTTTTTTCATAAATATGTTTAATATTCTGTTTTTTAGATAAAAATACATTTAAATATTTTATATTTTGTTCTTTTGCTTTTTTATTTCTTTGATCAATCATTTGTATTATTTTTGATTTACTTAATAAATGATCGTGTTCTGTATAAATAATTAAAATAGGTATTCGTATATCTAATTCATTACATAACATTTCTAATAAAAATCCGCCTTTATTAAAATGACAATTTACTAGTGTCACATAAACTTGATTATTATTATCTTGATCTTTAATATAATAATCGTCTTTTAAACTAATCGTTTCAATAACATCTAAGGAAATATCAAAAAATTTATGAATAATGTCATTTACAAATTGCGAACTTGCATAACAATACGCACGTTCATGTATTAAGTGAAAAGATTCATCTTTTTGTAAAGAATCATTATTTAAAATATCAATATTGGCATGTGGATTATCTAAAATATTATTCCAAAAACAAAATCCTGTTAAAAATGGAATTTGTAAAATATTAGCAATTTTCATGAAATATAAACGATTTACTCCCTGATGATTAATAAATAAAGGGTCAATATAGAGTATTAATTTAATAACATCCAAAATATTTTTTGGCATTTGAATTATTTTAACATATTCTAAATCGATTAATGAAAAATCCTGAAAAGTTTGATTCAAAAAAGGATCACTAAAACATAGAAAGTAATTTTCATAACCATTATTTGAAAATAATTTATTCATATTTAATAGCCAATTTTCTCCACCACCAAAAGGAGGATATCCCCATTCTGCAATAGTGACAATTTTTTTATTTTTTTCTTTTTTGATGTTCTTTTCTAACTGTCTATATTCACTCCAATGTTGAACAGATAGGACAAATGGTAAGTGAAAAGTAAAATAATTGGTGATTAATTTTTCATGATCATATAAATAATGTGTTTTTAATTTTGAAAAATTAAGTAAATTTATATAATTCGAATTGTATATATCTAAATTTTCAAATAATGTTAATTTTTGCTTTGAAATTTTCCGCATTTTATTTTTTTCTTTCCAATTTTCAAATAATTTTTTATTAATTACCAAAGCTTCTTGTTTTTTTTTATGTATAATGATATCGAATATAGAATATTTTTGAGAGGAAACATTATTTTTTTCAATAAATGCTAGTGAATAATATTTATTATCTATAAAGCGAAATGTATTGTGATAATTCTTTTTTTTATCAAGAAAGGAATTATCCTGATATAAATCATTTTTTGTTTGAATAAATTTATATTGATTCATCGCATCTTTATTTTTATATTGTCTATTACATTTATCTTTATCATTATCTTTATCATTATCTTTATCATTATTTTTATTTATTTTATCTGAATTTACTTTAGTATTTGGAATAGAATTAATTTTTATATAATCATTTTCTTTGTTTATTATAGATCCTTTGTCAGTTTTTACATCTTTATCATAATTAATTTCACATTTACTAATTTTTGTTTGAATGTTTTTTAAGCTATAATATTTATTTTGTGCAAAAATATAATATTCTATATTCCAATTTTTCCAGTCAATTTGAAGCAAATGATTATCTAACATATAAAAATAACCAGTTTCTATTAATTTATTTTTTTGAAAAAGCATTTTTGTTTCTTTTATAAAAAAACAATTATCAGACCATTCATCATGTACTAACGTAAATTCTTGAATATTTTTATTTTCTAATTGATATTCATTATAAAAACATTCAATAATATATACATTATTTATTTTCTTATATACTTCAGTTTTTTTCCATTTTATCCAATAAATATTAATTGTTTTATTATTTTTTTCTGTAAAATTACCAATATCTTTACCTTTATTTTTTCTAACTATTTGATTCGTCTTATTATCTAAAATACATTCATCCGACCATTCACTATGAATTAAAAATAATTTCATAACTATATATTAGTTATAAAATTTAATTGCCAAAAAAACTTGATTACCCTTTATACATATATTCAATATCGATTGCCATTTTTTCATTTGGATGTTCAAAAGATTGATTATTTTGCGGATAATAGGTAATATCTTCAATAGAAGATGGATGTGTATTGTATAATGCCTTATAAGTATTGTGAAATTCATCTTGATATATATAATCATCAAGATCTGGATTAGCGCGAATCTTATCAAATGATTCACGTTTTTTTATTTTTTTAAATTTCTTAAGTTGAATATATTTTTCTACGTCACCAGGATACATTTTTTGATAAACATGAATTTTTTCATGAATTAATGTTTTAATTAAATTATGTAAGCTAGAATATTTTACTTTTTCTTGATTTAAAATAATAATATCTTGACGTGTATGAGGTAATCCATTTTCATATAATTTATTCTGAACAAAACCAATTTTCCAAGGAATTTGATTTATTTTTTTTCCATGAAAGTATTCTAAATCGATGTTTTTAAAAAAAACATCTGCTTTTTGAATTCCTTTTAATACTTTTTCTTTTACAATAGTATCACCATTACTAACTGCTTGTTGGATATAAGATTGATAATCTTCGATAGAATCAATTTTTCGCGCTTTTAAATCTAAATCGAAAAATCGTTGGTAATAGTTATCTTCATTTTTTTGTAAAAGCTCGTATAATTGTTCTTTTGATAAAAAAATAATCATATTTTGGAATTTTTCAATATGCATTGTTGATTTACAATATTGATTCATCCAAAAAAAGAAAGCTATGCAGAGCAAACATAGAAAAATAAGGAAACGAATGTCCATTCTATTTAATAAAGATATAATTTTATTCAAAAAATGAAATTATATAAAATAATTTAACAATACAATCACACTTAACTTTCCTAAAATAATTGTAATTTTCCTAAAATAATTGCATATATTTTTCAATAATTTTTCAAATATTATGTAAAGGTATAATTTTATTTTCTTATAATTTTATTTTCTTAGCTTCAATATTTCTTTATAAACTATTAAAAACTTCGGAGACATTTGCCGGGAATTCATGTATGGTAGTGGAGTATAATTTCTGGATAAATTGTAATATATTTTTCTCTTTACGTGTCACGAAATTAACAGCACATCCTTTACGTCCAAATCGACCACTTCTTCCAATACGATGAATGTACGTTTGTGGGTATTTTGGCATATCATAATTAATCACAATGGATACTTGCTGCACATCAATGCCACGTGCCATAATATCGGTAGTAATCAAAATACGTGTATTACCTGTTCGGAATTTTTCCATAACTTGTTCACGTTCTTTCTGCATCATGTCGCCATGAAGTACCGAAGCACTAAAATCCTTACTTTCCAATACTTCTTTTAATTCATCAGCTTTATATTTCTTATTACAGTAAATAATTCCTTGTCCAATATTCATAAATTGATATAAATCCATGATTGTATCTTGTTTATATTGTTCATCTAACGCAATATAGTACTGTTGAATACCATCTAACGTAATATGATCATCGCGAATTAAAATTGATATGTATTCGGGTTTAAAAATAGCATCAAAAAGACTTGACATTTCGGGAGGAATAGTGGCACTTACTAAGATCACTTGTGCTTCTTTATTAATTTTATTAAATATTTTCTTAACTTGTTTACGGAAACCAGTGGATAATACATCATCGGCTTCATCAATGACAATCATCTTCACGTGTTCACTATTTATAATATCTTTATTAATTAAATCACTTACACGTCCAGGGGTACCAATAATAACTTGAGAATTCATTTGATCAGATACATATTTGAACTGCATATCTCCTCCAATACATAAACTATGCGTTATTCCTGTAAAAGAAGAAAGATGTTTAAACACATTACATATTTGGTCCGCTAATTCACGGGTATTAGATATAATAATGGCTTGTGTATTTTTATTTGATACATCAATACGGGATAAGAGACCTATGACAAATGTAGCGGTCTTTCCTGTACCGGAATGAGATTGTACTACAATATCATTACCGTCAATTATAGGTTTAATGGCAATACGCTGGATGGGTGAAGGACGTTCAAATCCATATGCGTAGATACCTTTTAGTATAGAATCGTCAAGATTTAGATTTTTATTATCAAAAGAATCGTAAAAATCTAATTCTTGACTTGTGACGTAATTTTCAAAAACTTCAGATTGAGACATTTTATATATTTTTAGTATCATTCTTTTAAATACACCTAATACAAATTAGAATTCAATTTAATTAAATAAAAAAATGACACCTTTATTTTTAATCAAATCCTAAATTTAATATTATAGATACTTACAAAGTAAATTAAATAATTTTTAGAAATGTCTTCTATAATTGAACAAAATGAACAAAGCGAATATTTGGATTTCTTAATTTCTTTAGAATGGCTTGAATTCTTAATTTTTTTAGGAAGCAACAATATTTCTATATCTGATGATAAAATTAGTTCTAATTATTCAAGAGAATTTCAGTCTTCTATCAAAAAAAAAGCTAAAAAATACATTAAAGTAAATTCTTCATTATCGGAACACTGTCAAGTTTCTGCAACTTACTCAACTTATATTAGTTGTATACAACGTGATAAATTAAATATTAAAGTTCAAACGTTAGAAAATCAATTTTTTTCTTGGAAAAAAGAAAAAGATGATGGAATTAGAAAAGAAACTGATGAACTTATTGAAGAAACAGTAAAAGATTTTTTTCAAAAACAGGAACAGATAAAAAGTTATTCAAAAAGATTAAATGCTTTAAAAAGATAATCTTAACCCAAATGTTTAAGATTAAATAACTAACCTACTTATAATTTTGATTATAATACAATTCATTTTATGATACATTCTATAATACCAGCATAAATTAACCACATACATCGTATTGATGTAATGGCTTGGTAAAATTACCACATACTTTTCCATCAATACGGGGGCATGCTTCTTGTTTTTCATAAGGATTCATGTCGTTAATCTTAGGTGCCACTACGGAAGGGCGATGATTATCCTTAAATAAAATACGAGTACTTGTATGGTAATTTCCGGGAAAGATAACTTGTTCTTGAGGATCCATTAATAAAGGATCAAAGCGATTGATTCCCGTACCACGTAAGTTAGTGCATGGATTACTTAATCGAGTGTCTTCTGTTTCAAAAAAACAATTAGGAAAATTGGTTAGATTATTATCATTGGGACGGTTCCAGGGATTTCTTAAATCATTCTGGTTATTTTGACAACTTTCAATTACACCAGCGCCACAAGGTTCTCCTTGGTGTTTACAGTTTCCAGGAGTACAATCCGGATGAAATTTATTAGGTGGGCACCGAGAAGCTGCGCGATTTAAATTAAGTAAATCAGATTCAACATCTACGGGACCCGCATAAAAGCGCCAATCTGTATGACTATTCCAAGAATCGCCTAATTTTTGATTAATAATACGGGGATTGTCATTCCAACACAAATTACAGTCAATGGGAGTTTGGTACATATAATTGCCTGGACCAGTTGTTTCTTTATTATATTTTTTTGTTTCACATGTGTCGTATTTTAATCTATTAAAACTCATATATAATTATAGAAGATATTATTTATATGAAAAAAAAATTTTAATTCTTAGAATAATTAAATTATTTATATTCGAATGAATTATTATTCATAAAAGGAAAAATGGAATTAAGAAAGGAAATGATTTTTAAAATAAATTCATGAATATAAAATAAAACTTTTCATAAATATTTAATTAATAATTAATTAATTAAATTAAAGGAAAAAAAAATATTTCTATATAGTAATTATATAAAATGAGTTCAAATAGATTAATCTATGATTCTTGCGCTTATGAAAAAAATCTTCAGCAATCTACTTCTCCTTTAGATTATGCTTTATATACTGGCAAATACCAAAACACTGCCAAATGCCGTATTGAATTCGGCGTCGTTGGAGGAAATGGTGTATCTCAATACAGTGGAAATATGGTCGATTTAGAAAGTGATCTTCGTGGTCAAACCCGTGCGGCCACTTTATGCCCCTGTAAGAAATTTTCCCCCAAATGTACTAGTCCTAAATGTAATAATAAAGGTCATGGATTACCATGCAGTTCCATGAACTGTAAGAAAGAATTAGTCCATCAACCTTCTTGTCAAATGCAATATTATCCTAAGGTTCCTATGCCGGAAGATGTTCAATTTTCCAAATGTGATTTCAGTAAATTTCATTAATTTACCTTCATTTAGCAATTTTTCTAGATAGTTTGATTTAAAAAATTGAATAATCAATTAAATCTTATTTTTCCTTATAAAATAATTAAATAATTTCAGTATTTAATTAATAAATTAATTAATAATTAAATCAATAAATAAATAAATTATGAAATAAATAAATTTCATTCTACACGTAAAATGATTCTTTTTTATTTTTCTAAAAAATGAAATACTAAATAATAAGAAGTGGAATTATATTGAGGAGTTTTTTTATGATATCCTTGCTGATAGGAAATTAGAACATCTCCTGGATTTCCATAAAAAGTATGCATATCTCTTTGTTTTATATTTCTTTTTTCAACATGTGATTTCTCAATAAACATTGGTGCACCTTTTGAATCATCATCAATTTCCGATAAATATAACGTGAATTTTATATTTTTCTCATGAGTATCATAGTGAAAAGCTTGTGGACTACCAACATTTCGTAAAATTTGAAGATTCACACGATGATATTTCCATTTTTTTTTGGTAATTTTTTCTAATATTGCACTCATTACATCCACTTCAAAATATTCCAATGTTTCAGGAATTAATTTTTGAATATTAAAAATATCATACATTCCAGCATCAGTACTACGATTATGACCATAACGATTATCCACAACTGGTAAATAATAATGTTGTTGTTTAATATAATTATTTAATTTTGAATACGTATTATTAACAATTAAATATTCATTTTCAACATCGTATTTTTTGTAAATATGAGATTCTAAATTTTGAGATGTCCATAATTGATGAATTAATTCAATATAATGGGTAATTAATTCTGAAGAATATACTTTTTTTAAAAATAAATATCCATTTTCTTCAAATACTTCCATAATTTCTAAAATAAAATAGAAAAAAAGAAAATTCATTTAACGTAATGACGCGTTTATTAAAAAAGTACCTAAATTAATATTCTAGATATTCAAAAAAATATACAGAGATATATTATAAACAAAAATGCCTCACTACAATCCAGAAGATTATGAATTAGTAATTACTCTATGGTATGCTACCAGAGAAGACGGAAAACCAAATAGTCAAATAGTGAATTATGACACTATTCCAGTAAATAGTGATGCTTATGATAATATTCGATCATTATATTCAGATCCATCAAATCCATTGGGATTTGGTCCTTTAGGAAATGACTTTACCATTTCTTACAAAGGAGTAAGAACTCCTACAACTAATGTCAACTCAGCAGTCACTTTTCCTTCTTTCAAAGAAACTTTAGTATTAAATGTACCATCTGGATCTATTGAAGCGGGTGCTGTTTATTACGATAAAGGAAGTGGTGATGAAACAACTATTGATGAAAGTATATTTACAGTCACTGGCGGAAGAGGAGTATTTCAAGATGCTAAAATTGCACTTATCACGTACGATAACAGTGGTGAAAAATTTGGAAAACCTTTCAGTCGTAGAATTGAAGTTTTCCGTTTAAAAGATAATCACGATTAAGAAATATAATTTTATAAAATAATTTTTATTATTTATATAAAATAATTATACTAATTTTCATTAGTATAATTAAATAGTTTACGATTATGAATGATAATAAAATAAAAATAAAATCTAGTAGACAATATTGTAATTCTAAGTATAAAAATAAGCTAGTGAATAAAAGCAAAAATAAAGAATTTCATGAAAAATATTTATTATATATGAACAAAGACACTTCATCAAAAATACAATATATTTATCATGAAACAGAAGAAAAAAAATATACTACAGATTGTAGTGACTTGTTTTCATTACTAATGAAATAAAAATTAATTGTAAAGTAAATAAATATTTGATAATATAATAATTAGGCTTCCTAATATACTTAATAAGGTAATTTTTTCTTGTGCAAAAATATATCCGTAAATATACGTCACAAATACACCAATATACGATAAAATTGAATATAATTTATAATTTAATTTATCCATGGAATAAAATCGCAAATAATATCCTAATAATGCGGCTAAAATATTAAACCCGAAAGCAAATAAATGAGTCTTATCCATACCTAGAAGTAAATTATTTTTCTTTTTTTCCTTATTTTCATGTTCATTATTATCATGATTTTTATTTTCTATATTATTTTCTTCTTCCAAATTTACTTCTTCACTATTTTCTTTATCTTTTTTTTGTATAGCTTCGTTGTCAATTAATTTCCATGAAAATAAATAATATACTAATAAAACTACAAATCCAAAGAAATAAGATATAAATAAATGATTCCAGTTATTGGTCGTTTTTATTTCTAACACACTAAAATAAATCATTGCTTCTGTTACTGCGGACACTATCATGTAACCAAAGCCTTTCACAAACCTTTCTAAAACTATATTTTCACCAAATGTCTCTTTTCCAGAACTTATTCCATTGAATTCTATTTGATAATGATAACTTCCGTATGCAAGCAAAAAAAGTCCCACTAAAATAAAAAAATAAACTAACCATGGTTTTTCATTATTTACATATAAAATAATTAGCGGATAAATATACAAAATACTACTTGCAACACCACCGCGTAATAATTCAAACCCCTTAAAACTAGAAACAATGTGGATAAATGTCACAAAGCTTAGAAGAAGTCCTTGATAATTAAATAAATATTTCTTTAAAATTGACCATTCACAAAAGAAAAGACTTATGAAGGTAAAGCCAAATAATCGATAAAGTACTTTTTTTAAAAAAGGTATATTAATTTTCTTAATAAAAACAGGATAAGAAGAAAGCGTACATTCTGAAATAATTTTTGCAATAAGTCCAGATATCATACTTCTGTTTAATTACTATAGATACTAATTATTATTTTTATAAAATTTACATAAAATTGATTGAAAATAAATTTTATAATGAAAAGGTAAAAAAGGTAATAGGAGTATTTTACATGTTCTATACATTTATTTACGAAAACCACATGATTTTAGGTAATCAATGTTATTTAATACTGTACGAGTACTCATTCCACCACGAACCCAATAGGTCGGAATAATATGTTCAGGATTCTGAATATTTTCAGCAATTTGGGGAACCAATGGAATAAAATTATTTGCACTGTAAGAAGAAGTAATATTATTTGATTTGCTTGTGCGTGTATCTTCCCCAAAATTCAATCGAGAATTAATATCCGTATATTCCAATATACCTTGGCCACGACCCATATAAGGAGATCCTGGGAAAACTCGTGTATCGAGCTCTTTTTTAGGTTGACGTGTATTCTCATGACTATTTCGGAGTTGTGTAGAAACATCAATAAATTTACCATGTTTATCAAAATCATTCTGATTATTTAAGCCATGAATACGTAAATGACTATCGTCTATATTTTTTTTATTTAAAATATTGGGTTGATACATATGTTTATGAACAGTATCATTTGATTTATTTATATATTCAATATAACAATCATCGGCGTTATTTCGGGCATTATCATTAATTACAAAATATTTATCCATTGATATATACTAAGATAAAAAATAAATTAAATTTCACTTAATTTGATTCTTAATTAAGTAAAACAAAGCAAAACAAAGTAAAATAAAGCAAAATATGCAATTTAATATATATATATATATTACCTATTTAATATTTAACTACATTATCTTTATAAGGATAGGTTTGATCCAAGAAAGGTACCGGATTCATTTCTGGACTACAGTAGAGTGATTTTTCCTTACATGTTGGACCAGAACTATAACACCATTTAGCGAAGGCTGTTTGATTATTAGGAATTGTAGTTGAAGGAGCTGTATAAAATTGACGTTGACTATTATTTTTTCCATATAAATCACCTACATCGCGATATAAATTATAATTAAATTTATCTTCTATTTCTTCTTTTATATCTTTATTATTCCAAGATGGGGGAGAAGCACCTAATGTTGGATTAGTGGTAATTAAATTAATATTCATAAATGGATTATTTACTGTAGGTTTACGATTATTATCAAAATTTTCTTTATAATTTTCTTTTAAATTTTTTTGAATTAAATTATAATCAGTATCTTCATTATTATTTAAATATAAATTAATGTTATCATATTGGTAATAATAAATAAAATAAGTGATCGCACCTATTATAATAAATATATATAAATATAAGTAATTTGCTGTGAAAATATATAAAGCAATTCCTAAATAAATACTTAAGCGAAATAATGCATTTAATTTTTCAATCAATGACATGTCAGTGGTTGGAAAAAATTCTGATAATCGATTACTTGTAAATAAAATAGTATAATCATTGGCCCAAAAAGGATCCCCTAAATTTGTATCTTCATTTGTTGTACCTTTAAATGTTTCTTTTTCATCAATAAGAGAATCATCATTATTCATAGTACCATCCTCCATTTTTTGAACATTTATTTCTTTGAGTGTTCCAGTATCATCTTTTGGATTTTCATTATTCAATAAATTAGAACTCATTCTACTTATAGATTATATAAAAAATGATTACTCTAATCTTATTTAAATAATAAAAATATAATTTTTTTATTATTTTATCTAATTTTAATTATCAATTGTCTTGTATGAATTTTTAATTCTGAATTTTTAATTCTGAATATTTAATTTTTAATTCTTTTTTCTTTTTTATTTTTATTTTTTTATTTTTCACTAGAATTTGAAGAATTATTTGAAGATTCATTGTTATCTTGCATATTTCCAGCCATGTCTTTGAAAATATCTGCAAATTTATCCAAATTTAAATTAGGATTATTCATCATTTTAGATGGATCAAAGCCAGCCATATTTCCGAATTTACCCATGATATTCTGTGCTTCATTCACTAAATCACCTTCTTTTATTCCATCACCATCTTTGAATGCTGTCTGTACTTCTCCTACTACAAATTGAAGTAAATCTCCTATTCCTTGTCCTTCTTCTTGTGAATCAGGATTTGTTAAAGATGAAAGTAATTTACTCGGATCATTTAATACTGGGAAATCATTTACATTAATTTTCTCACTAATATTTTTAGCCAAAGATGCTATTTTTGTATCTTCAATTCCTTTCATAAAATTTTCACCAATATTTGGCATATTTCCAGAACTACTTGATTCTTTTTTTCCTTTTGATTTTTTATTTTTCTTTTCTTCTTTCATTCTTTTTTCTTGATTAATACTTTGCTGAATTTGTTCATTCATATCTTCAGCATCAAAATCGGAAAAAATATTAGAAACATTATCTAACGTAATCATAATTTTATTATAATTTTTATTATTTGAAAAATTCTTTTTGATATATTCCACATATTCTTCATGGAAAAAATATTCTCCATCATCTTCATAAACTAATAGTTCAAATATTTCAAATAAATCTTTGAAGAACACTTGCTTTGTTTTGGTTTTCAAATGAGGTAAAATAGATTTCAAAGAAGTTTTCTCACCTACTTTAGAAACTTTTGTTTTAGTAATTTTTCCATTTTTTTTCTTAATTTTCTTTTCTTCTTGATAGGCAAAGAAATCAGAATTTAAATCTTTTACTTCATTAAGACAATATAAGAAATTATCGGATAATACATTTAGAATAGCATTAGGAGTTGAATTAGATTTTTCAATTAGATTTTCTATATCTTGTTTAATAGAAGAACCTAATTTTTCATGATTTTCAAAAATACCATATAAATTTTGTAAAATATGAATGTATTTTTGATTAATTACGGGAATAATTTCCTCGTAGGTTAATTCCACAAAATCTTCATCATCATTATTTTCCTCAGCTTCAAAATTACTAGATTCATTCAATAATTTTGATTGTTCCATTAATATTTTTTTTTGTTCTTCTTCATCCATTTCTGATTCTTCTTCATCACCATCGCTGTCCAATTCTAATGTTTCAGGTTCACGATCATTTGGTAATGTTTGAACTTCTTGGGCTAATTTATCTAAATCTTGATTTAAGTCTTCTAGAGAAGATTCTAAAATTTCATCTAAATTTTTTTCAGTAATATCTTTTTCTGAATTAGAAGAACTCATTTTATATTATGTATTATATATTAAAATATAGTTTTAAATACGCATCATTAATTTTTATATTTTCTAATATTATATGGGTAAAAAAAAAATAGATACACATTTTGAAAATAATCAAACAAATCAAGAAAATAATAATAATTTGAATAATAAATCAAATAAGAAGAAAAATAAAAGTAAAAAAAATAAAGAAAATAAAAATGTAAATAAAAATGCAGATAAAAATGCAGATAATAAAAATGCAGATAATAAAAATGCAGATATAAATAAAAATAAAAATGCAGATATAAATAAAAATACTAAAAATAAAGAACTTAATAATCAATATTCTACGTTAGATCAAATCATAAAGCCTAAAAATAAGGAATTTTTAACCTATTTTAAAAATATGTCTCTCAATAAAAATGAAAAAGAATTTCAAAAAGAAATGAAAGATTACCAAGAATCTTTTCATGATATGGAAGATTTTTCAAAATCTATTTCCACAGTGAAAAAAAATGCAATTAATTGTATTATTTATCATGCAGAAAACAGTGATGGAATTATGTCAGCAAATATTGCTGTGAATTATTTATTAGAACATAAAAAGAAAGATATATATATTATTCCCACAAAGCCATCTTCGGGTGCTGGTTATATTAATTCACGTTTAAAAATTCATGAAGATCAGATGAAAGATAAAAATATATTAATTTTAGACCTACAATATAACAAAGAAAATCTAGACTATATTCGTAAATTAGCAAAAAATGTCTATATTATAGATGATCATAAAATAGCAAATAGTAATAATAATCTTCATTTTGTGGGACAAAATCATGCATCAATTGCTTATACATGGAAATTTTTCTATCCGAAAGAGTCTATTCCTTTATATGTGCAAATAATTGATAATGATGATCGCAAATTACAGTTACCTTTTTTAGCAAAATATCGTAAATTAAGTTCCTTCTATAATTACCGTATTTTTCATAATCCTTATTTAAAAATTAAATTTGATAAAGTAGATGATTTTCAATATCTAAATAGTGTAATCAGTGATGAATTCAAAGTTATTTCAAATATTATCGGACATTATTACGAAGAATTAGCTAATAATATTAAAGATCAAGTAGCAAGAAATGCACGTAAAGCTACATTTCAAGGACATCCTGTGTATGTATTAAATTATAATGATCCTGTTCTTTCACGTATGGTTGGGCGTCAAATGATCACAAATGCCAAAGCCAAAGGAGATGCCATTCATTTTGCTGTTTTATGGGGGTATGAATATACCAATCAATGTTATCGAATCCAACTTGTAGAAGATCATAGTGGAAAACCAAAATATAATTTACCTAGAATTGCGAAAACATTGGGCAATATTGGAGGAACAGGTAAAGGGGGAGGTGGAGCTAATTTTGTAGGTAATTTTTATTGGCCTCATAACAATAACAAAGATATATGGGATTTATTTAGTAAAAATTATTTGAAAAATAAATATAATTAAATATTATATATGAGTGAAAAAGATTTAATTAATGTAAATAAATTTAAAAGTATAAACAATAGACAATTATTTAATGTTGAATTTAATCAAAGTTTTTTATTTATGATTAAAACATCAGTTTCTTTTTTAGTTGGTGTTTTATCAGTAAATTTTATTATTAAATTATTAGAATTAATTATTCCTAAAAATAAGTATTATAAAATAATAACTTTAATTTCATATTTTATTATTATTATTTTTGTTTTATTTTTATCAACATTATTAATAACAGATTACGAAATTATAATAAAACAAAATGAAAAATTAAAAGAAATTATAAAATAAATATATCTAATAATATTAATAAAATGAAATTATTAAAACTAATTAAGGTTTATAAATATTTAATAATTTTATTAATCATCATCATTATTATATTATTTTTGACTTATTATTATTCTATAAGAAATTTAGTTCAAAAAGGATTAAAAAATGATGTAATTATTTTTGGTCAATCTGCTCCGTTATCAAAAAATAATTATATATTAGGAAAAGAATATAGCTTGGGTTATTACTTAGCTTTTTCAAAATATAATCGAAAAAATAAAAAACGTAAAATAAAATTAATAATTTATGATGATCAATACAATAAAAAATTAACTAAATTAAATATTGAATTATTTGATAAATATTCAGGAATATTTGGATTACTTGGAACGGTTGGTACACCCACATCTAGTTATATATTAGATTATGTAAAAGAAAAAAATATTCCATTTTTACAACCATTAACTGGATCAAATTTATTAAGAAATGAATTTTACAAAAATATTATTCATACAAGACCATCATATTTAGATGAAATAGAATTAATTATACGTTTTTTAATACTTAATAAAAAAAAAAATATATGTTTTATTTATCAAAATGATGAAGGTGGTAATTCAATTATTAGCGACATTAATTTTTTATTAAGCAAGAATGAATATATAAATAAAATAAGTATAATATCAAGCGCCGGCTATAATTCTACTGATTTACAATATAATGAAACGTATAAAAAATTACTTAAAATCGAAGATCCTTATAATATTAATGAAATCAATAAATCAATGGTTTTAAAAAATATGGATGCTTTATTACTTCTGTCCGGTAGTAAAATTGCGATCAATTCAATTAAATATTTTAAAATAAATAAACCTTCTTTATATATATTTACATTTGCTTTTACTGAAATTTATAAATTAAATGATAATATTAAAAATATGAATAATAAATATTTAAAAAATATTTATAGTACAGAAGTTATATTGCTAAATAAAGATAATAATCAAAAATTAGTAAATGAAATAAAAACTAATGAAGATTTATTAAAAAAAGAATTGAGTACAGATGAAAATATCAGTGATAATTTACTTGAATATATAAACGTAATAAAAGATCCTAAAATTCATCCAACTTTTGTAGAAGGATATATAAACGGATTATTTATTACTTATATATTAGATAAAATAGAAGGAGAAATTACAAGAAAAAAATTTATTGATACTATTTACAAATTGAAAAATATTAATATCTTTAATTATAAATTTGGTCCATATATAGATATAGAAAATTGTAAAAAAATAGATAAAAACTGTCCATGTAATGTTGGTTTAAAAAATGTCTATTTATATAAGTTTAATATTTCATCTAAGAATTATATTTTACAAAAATTTAGAAGTACAAATATAGACTGCAATAAAATGATATAAATTTTTATAAAATTATTTTTAATTATATTACTATATTTTTAAAAAAATAATTATTTTAAAATAAAGTAATTATTTTAAAATAAAGTAAAGTAAAATTATATTATTGATGTTCTAATATATATTTATCGGTCAATAATATAAAAATTTTAAAATATTTCCATACAATAGTCTTATTTTCTTCGGACATATCACTTATCCATAAGTTTTTTAAATTATCCCGCATATTTAGTCCTTTGGAATCTATTTTTTCTTGACCACCTCCCTCAAGAAAAAAACGTTCATCTTTATTATTAATATATTCTTTTAATGGATATATAAATTGAATAAAATATTCTACAATAAGTTGAGAATTGGCAGATTTTAAAAACAAAAACTTTTCTTTAAAAATACTTATATCTCCGTGATTCGGAAAAGTAGAATCTAATTCATCGATAAAATTAGATATTTGCTGAATTAACTTTGTTTTAATACTATTAGACATGATAACAGTAGTAATATATTTAACTAAGTTTTATTTTTTAAATACTTTTAAAAAAAATTAAATAATTGTAAAAATAGAAGTAAAGTAGTATATATTTTTAAGAAAGGCGCTGAGGGGCTGATGGAACTTCATTGGAACGACTTGCCATAAATTTTTCATAATCTTGATCAAGTTGAGTTTTTGGTCCAGAATCATTAGAATCTTGACCATAATTTTTTTCATCGGGTGTAAATATTTTATCATTATTATCTAGAAAAGAAAAACTTTTTTTCATAGCATCAGAACCTTCTAAATAAGAAAATCCATCACTGTAACCGGTCATTGTACTCGGATCCCAATCTTGTATCTGATTATTTTGCGATTCTTTTTTATGTAAATTTTTATACCAGTCAAATATTTTGGATCCTACTAATAAAGATGGTTTTTGATTTTCAGTAATAATAAGAGTGGGTACAGATTTAACATACGCGGGTAATTTAATATTAGGATTATCTACATTTACTTTAGTCACTTTTTGATTTAATTGTGGATCTTTATACAACAACTGCATAAATTCTTTTGAGTGCAGACATTTATGGCTATGAAATAGTATATAGTTATCTTTATTCATATTTCTATAATCTAAGAAGAATAAAATATTGATGCATTATTAACGCATGAGTAAAAATTTTTTAAATTATTGATTTAAATTTAAATTTAAATTAATTTCCTTAAAAAAAAATAATAAATTGATTATTATTAATTTAAAATAGTTTTGTTAATAATTAATATACTAATGAGTTTTATAAATATTCAAAAAAATAAAGAAAGTAAAAAAGAGAAATCTTTTAATAATTCCAATATTTTATCCTTTAAAGTAAATAATGAAAATAATGATTTTCTTATTAGTTTTATGAATGGATTGCGAAGAACAATTTTATCTGATATTCCAATTTGGACTATTGATGAAGAAAAAATTGAATTTAGTGAAAATAATTCACTATTGAATAATGAATTTTTAAAGCATCGTTTAATTTTAATACCATTTTTAAATGAAGACCCATCTTTTTCTTATGATCATATTCGAGTAGAATGTTCAGTAAAAAATGATTCAGAAAATATAAAAAGTATTTATGTTTCTGATTTTAAATTGATTGATGAAGATACAGAAACTGAATTAGATATAAAAAAATACTTACTTACAGGTTTGGACAATATATTGTTTGCTAAGCTAAAATATAATGAATACTTTTCCTTTCAAGCAAAATTTACACAAAATACATCATATCATGGAGGAGCTCAATATTGCCCAGTTTCTACATGTAGTGTCACTTTTGAGCATGATGAATCAGAATTAAATAATCAGCTCAAGCAAATAGATAAAAATGATCAGAGTGTATTCAAAATAAATAATCAGCAAAAATTGTATAAAAAAAATAAATTTGGTAATCCACATACTTACTTAATGAATGTGGAAAGTATTGGATATTTAACAACTCATCAAATTATAAAAAAAGCACTGTCTATTATCAAACAAAAAATAGAATCTTATCAAGAAAAAATAAAAGATTATACTTTGGAAAATGGTTTTTACTTATTATCATTGGATCATGAAAATGATACATTAGGAAACCTAATTTCTTCTTATATTAGTGATGAAAGTGATATATCCTTTAGTGGTTATATTATTGAGCATCCATTATATGAAGTTGTTAAATTGAAAATAAAAACGGAACTTTCTAAGGAAAAATTAATCGAACTTTTAACAAATAAGAATAAATTTCTCATAGATCTTATTGATAAATTCGCGAAGGAATTTGAATAAATTTTATTATTTCTTAGATTTACTTAATTCGTAAATAATATTTGCATTATCTACTAATTTATTTTTATTAATATAATATGTAATTACACCTGAAATAACTATTAATATAGGTAAATTTCCTAAAAATTTTATAAACGATACAAAAATATATAATATAATAAATACAACTATAAAAGTAGTCATAAATTTACTATCTGATATTTCTTTTTTTAAATCTTCTAATTTAATCATTATAATTAAAATAGATATATATATTTTTTCTATCTTTTTTTTGTATTTAATATTAATATTGAACTATGTTTTTTATTAATAAAATTACAGAATCCTATTATAATGATTATTATAAACAAATTTTTAGAAATATATTAGAAAATACATCAGAAAATGAAAAAATATGTATTATTAATTTAAATTACTTTAATCTTTTTGAACATTTTTCTCATTTTATAAAAAAATTCAATGTATTTTTTACTATTTTTTTTAAAAATAATGATTATCAAAAAAAATTTTTAGAGCAAGTAGAAGGAGAAGAATTACAGAATCATGTTGATTGTGATTTTGAATCCATAAAAGAATTAATTAAATTACCAACAACAACTATTTTTTCTAAGATTATTTTATTTGATATCCAGTCCGAATTAAAATTGAATCAAATTCTACATAATTTATATACTTATGTGCATAAAGAATCAATGATTTATATTTATATTAGTTTAACCGAACAATCCTCTTCTAAAACACAAACAAGTATTCGTCAATTTATTAATCGTCATAGTTCTTACGAATTATCAAGTATATTGAATCATAATGATTTTTTTAATAATTTACATCAAAATAATTATTTTATGATTGATAAAATTAGGGTATTTAGAGATAATTACTACATGATTTATGGAGAAAGTAATGTATATGAGATTATTTTAATTCCGAAATAATAAATAATTTCTACAGAATAAAAATTAAATGAATAATTATAAATTATAAATTATAAATTATAAAAAGTATTTAAAGAGATTTAACTATAAATAATTATTCCTCGCATAGCTCAGTTGGAAGAGCAATTGACTGTAGTTGTTTTTTATTGATATGCTAGCTATCAATAGGTCGAGTGTTCGAATCACTCTGCGAGGATAAAATATACTTTATATATATTTTATACAAAGTATATTTTCACATAAATAATAGATATTATTGTTTAATTTTATTTATATTTTTATTTAATATATTAAGAAAGATGCTTCACCCTTTATCATCAAGAGTAGTTAAAAAAATGATTCATGGAATTATAGCACCGCATGGAATGACTGATTTAATTCATGCTCAGCAGAATAATTTATTAAAAGAATTATACACAATAAATTTAACTTCAGTAGTAAGTAGCTTAGGTTTTAATTATTTTCATCTGGATAATATTTTACTAGGATTATTTTTTATAAGTTCTATTATTCATTTTCGTCACGATATGCCTGAAATAAAACATATACCTCGATTTTTACTAAGTGCTTTTTTTATATTCTTTTCTTTATTTATCTCTAAAGAATTATTGTTATTTTACATGTTAATTATTCATGTTCCGCATCACTATATGATGCATAATAACTATTTAAAGAAAGAAGGAATGAAATCTTTTTTAACTATTCTTATTCCAACATTTTTATTCTTATTTATTGGTGAAGAACTGGAATATTCACGATTAGTTGTAAATCTTGGTGAAGGTATTGTAATTAGCCATATTTTATATGAAGAACTATTTATTCATAAAAATAAATTTATAAAAGATAGAAAATTAGAAATTTAACATGAAAAAATTTTTGATAATTATATAAAAACAGGTCAAAGATTACAAAATAACCAAAGATGTTCAAACGTTGTAAAAAACCGTCAATGACATCCAGTCTAGATAGAATTTATTCTATAGAAAATACATGCACTTTTTAACTTTATAATGTTTATTAAAGTTGGCGTTTTAAATGTGCAGATGTGTAATTACATGGCATTCATTGTGGTAATTCCAAATATCATAAATAACATTATTGAACCTAAATAAATAGAATATATATCTTCCACCACCAGAAGTTCCATATTGTGCTACTAAATAATTAGTATTATTATGAAATTCTTGTTTTACTTCATCCATGTAATTATTTAATGTAGGTGTAGGATATAACATTGAACGTGAATAAGTATCTTTACTAAAAGTATATTTGTTAACAGCATCCTCAAATGCTTTTATCATTTCTGGAGAATAGGTAAAATGTACAGAAATATCACTCATTTCTAATAAATCAAAAAAATTATTCCGAAAAAAAATATAAATATAATTAAGTTATTCGTTAGTAAATTAAAAATGAATCATTTTTTTTTTTATTTATTTTTTTAGAAATAGGATATATCATACATATACATGAAATTTTATATTAAGCTACTACCTATTTTATTAATAATTTTTTTTTATTCTTCTTCCATAAATGTATTCATTGCTTCTTCTTCCGTTGTTGTGATTACTGTTTCATTTTTAATTACGTTTATTATTTTTGTATTTTGTTTATCATAATATTTCTTCAAAAAAAGTAATATACATGAACATAATAAGCCAACAACATAGATAAATACGTGAAAGTAATATTCTTTATATAATACTACAAATAAGAAAATAATTTGTGCAATCATAAATAAAATAATAGATATATAGGGTATATTATGTGTATATCTTTGCTGAATTACTTCAAAAACGAGTGGAATAAAAGCAAAATTAATTATAAAATTAGCAAATAAAAGTAGATAATAAAATATTGTTTTATCAATCATAATCTATATTATTAGATAATAAAATAAATAAAATAAAATGAAAATAAATGGAATGATTTTCTAGATTAAATAGTTTTTATTTTAATTTTGTATGTTTTGTATTTTTATATGTATTTTTTATATTTTTTTATATTTTTTTATATTTTTTATATTTTTTATATTTTTTATATGTATTTTTCTACATTTTTATATATCTTTTATGTATTTTATATTTATTTTTCTACATTTTTATATATCTTTTATGTATTTTATATTTTTACACATTCGTAAAATGAAATAAGTTAGGACTCTAAAAGAATATGCCTTTCTTGTTTCATAAATTCTTTTTCAAATTTAGTATGATAATTTTGAATATAAGGATCCTCAATTTTTTTTATTTTTTCTTGAATATAATAAATACATTTAAGTAGTTCCGATTTTTCCATTTCTTTATCATAATTTAGTTCTATTAAAACAGTATCATCAAATTCACTTAAAATTAGCTTATATGATACATTTATTTCATTATAAACAATAGATTCTTCCAACTTAATTTCATCAAGTTGTAGAAAATAATTATTTTTTTTATAATCATGGTTTTCTAACTCACTAAAATCTAAATAATAAAGTAAGTTATTAACAAATTTTAAATTAGGACTTAAGAACTTTCCAGTAAACATTGCACTTGTAGTTATAATATAAATTAGCATGGTATTCTTTAAGTCCCTTTGCATTAACACCTTAATATCTGTAATCATCGTAATGATCATCATAATCATCATCATCATAATCATCGCGATAATTAACATTTTCATTTGGACTATAATCAAAACTTTGATAGGAAGAAGATTGATTTTGATAATCATTAAAGGGACAATAATTATCAGAAGTTTCTTTCCGATATTCATAAAAATTCTCTTTGGAATCATAACAACTATCACGTGATGGATCAAGATTTAGCATAAATGCTTCTATATATTTTGCTAATTTTTGTAATTGTTTTTCTGGTAAATGTTTATTATATTGAATATTTACTTTAAGGAGTTCATTATATTCATTCATAATCTTACCACGAACGTGAATATCAAACAAATAAAACTGAAAATGACGATTATTTTCATTTATATCTTTAATAAAATATGAATATGCTTTTTTTGAATCATTTTGTAAAGAAACAGGTGCATTCATATTAAAAAATAATTGACCATTGCGAAATGATAAATTTGATAATGTAAAATTTTTTTCAAAAGAATCGTCTTGTTGATAATAACTCATTTTTAAAAATAATTAAATATGTATAGTAGTGTATCGTTAATATTGATAGTTAATAAAATATAAAATATCATTTAACTAGAATATATTTCATTTTTTATTTTTAATTATTATTTTTTAAAAGGTGTAAAATATAATTAATATTGTATCATATTTAATAAAGAAAGAAAAGAAATTGAATAGTAAATAAATAGAAATAATTATTCTAGACCACATTTGATAATTTTTACATCATCAAGAGGCTTATTTGTTTCTTGTGAGGTTTCTAATCCCTCAATTTTTTTTATAATATCAAATCCTTCTAGTACAATACCAAACACGACATGTTTTCCATTTAACCAAGGGGTTTCTTTTAAAGTAATGTAAAACTGGGAATTATTTGTATTCGGTCCTGAATTCGCCATACATAATAAGCCAGGCTGATTATGTTCTAGATTTAAATTTTCATCGTCAAATTTTACACCATACATACTAATTCCTCCCGTTCCATCAAAATTAGTAATATCACCCCCTTGTATCATAAAATCTTTAATTACTCGGTGGAAAATAGAACCCTGATAATCCGGATAATTATTATTTAACATGCTTCGTGTACAGAAATATCTGAAATTTTTACATGTTTTAGGTGCTTCTTCATCAAATAATTCAAATTTAACTTTTCCTAATACATTATTTCCAATAGCTAATATAAAATATGGATTTCCATTATCTAAATCCATCTTTTTTTGCTGAGACTCATCTTTTTCTAGAAAATGTTCCATTTCTTCTTGATTTTGAGTTTGATTCTGATTCTTATCTAAAGGTGGATTATCTTCTGAATCAGGTATTTTTTGCGACTCTTGTTTTTGTGTCGATGAAAAAAGGGAGAAAAAAGAGCCATTTGATTTTGATCCAAAAAAATAACGGTAACCAAAATATAATATTATGATAACAATAATAATAATTAATGCAATCAATAAAATGGACATTGTTTATAAATAGTAATTAATAATTAGTATTTAAATATATTTATCTTTAATTCATTAATTTTATTTAATTATAATTCACATTAATTATAATTCACATTAATTATAACTCCATTTATTTCCACAATTTAAACAATTAATAAACGTAGTCATGGGTTCATCACAACATCGTACTTGTAGCTGATAATAGGTACAATCTCTTTCTTTACATCGACCACATTTAAATTCCGTAGTACGGACACCAACAGTACGTGAATATAAAAACTCATCCTTGGCTAATTGTTTATCTAAATACTTTTTCCAATGACTTGGACTTAATTCCTGTGAATTTAAGAAGGCAATATTAGATAAATCTAGTTCATTATTTAAGATTTTATCTCTTAAATCTACATTATCAATATAAGAATCTTTATCCATATTGTTAAATAAATTCATTACTTTATTTACATAAATTCGTTTAAATAATTTATTATCAATATTATTTTCGATTCCTTTTTTTTTAGATTGTTCTACCGTAAAGTTATAAATAGATTCTTCTATTTTTTGACATTTATCATAATCATTAAGAATGGTATTAAATTTTTGAATACAAATTGCGCGTGCCATCTTTTACTTATTATACGAATTTATTTTTTATATCACTTTTTGATAGCAATTTAAGAATTATTTAATAGATGTATAAATTATATTTAAGACTTTTTGTTAGTTAAATAAATAATGAATCATTTTTTAAAAAATTAGTAATAAAATAAAAATGTAGTATGTATGATGAGAAATAAAAGGATAATATAGCATAATTTTTGATCCTAAAAAAATGATATAAAATTATTTTATTATAGCAATTTATTAGTATAATTCTTTTTGTAAAAGATAGTTAAAAACACAAAAATAATGAAAGTAGATATTGAATCACTTATTATGGTATTTATGTCCAATTTTACTAAAAATAGTGAAAAAGGAGAACTATTTTACATGATTTTCTTATTTTTTTTCTATAAAATTTTAAATCATGCTAACATAGAAACTTATATTTCTTATATGATTAAGAATTTGTTTAATAATGAAAATCAATATTGTGTATCATTAAAATCACATGAATTTCAAATGAAAGTTGGACAAGCTACAACAAAAAAAATTACTTATTCAAAAACATTTAAAAGTATTTTAAATTTTATGATTGACCATAAAAAAGATTTATCTAATATTTCTGGTTATCATGAAATTATGTCACAGATGTGCATTGATTATTACGATGATCGAAAAGAAGAATATTTACTTATTCCAAATGAAAATATTCCCATTTTAGTAGATGAAAAAAATAAAATTTACTGTACAATTCATAAAATTGATATCTTTGATGAAACTGATAAACCCAGTAGAAATAGCCACTATGAAATTAAAGTATATACTAATTATTCATCTTTTGAAAAAAGAAGTACCACGAATGAAAAAGTTGATGCTTTTATTGAACGTTGTCTAAATGAATATGAAGAAAAAATAAATCCCTCTAATAACATGAAACAATATATCTTTCAATACATGGGACAAGAAAAATCAGAAGAATCAAACTATAACAATATTAAATTTAAAGAATATGATTTTACTTCAAATAAATCATTGGATACTAATGTTTTTTTTGAAGGAAAAGAAGATTTAATCCAATACATTACTCCTTTTATTTATGATAAATTTAGTAAAGATTGTAATGAAGGAGAAAAATTGTATAATAAATTGGGCAAGACATTTAGTGCTGGAATTTTACTATCAGGACCACCTGGTTGTGGTAAATCAAGTACCATTAAGGCTATTTTAAATAAAACTAACCGAATCGGTATTAATGTGAATTTAAGCTTAATAAAATCAAATGAGGAATTAGAAAATTTATTCCGCAATAAAAAATTTAATAATAAAACATATACTGGAAAACAGTTATGTTTCATTATTGAAGATTGCGATGCGGATGAAAAAGAATCGTTAAAGGATAGAGCTTTAAGAAAAAATGATTCTTATGCTACCTGTTTTTCTAATTCCAATAACATAGACAAAAAATCTGATGATGGTAAAAATTGTAATCTAATATTAAATTCACTATTACATGATTTAAATAAATCATTTGATTTAAATTGTTTTTTAAACATACTTGATGGTATAATTGAATTACATGGTGTGATGGTTATTATGACTACTAACTATAAAGAGAAGTTAGATAAGGCTCTTATTCGAGATGGTCGAATTGATTTCAAATTTGAATTTAAAAAGGCACATAAGAATATTATTCAACAAATGCTTTGTGCACGCTTTGACTGCAAAGAAACTGATATAGCAAATCATTCTAACTTTCAAAATATTAAAGACTATGTTCTTTCACCATCCACCATCCAGACATTAAGTTTTAATTCTAAAACTTTAGATGAATGTATTAATAAAATATTGGTACGTTCCCAAGAAAAATAAATAATAATAATAATTATTTTTATACTAAAATTTATAAAAAATATCTTACGTACAGTTGCATATAGTAATATATCTATTTTTTGATTATTTTATTAAGAAATCATTTTTTAATAGCTTATTAAATATAAACCTGTTGCCAGCTTTGGAGTGGTGGAAAATATTTTTTCAAGAAAATTTTCTTGGAATACATATATTTTTTGGAAATGTGAGATAAATCAAGTATGGTACATAAAATTAATATTTCTAAATTTCCAATATGTAGTTCTTCCGCCTCTTCAATTATTTTTAACAATAACATAATATTTTTCTCCTTGGCACTATCTTGATTCCATTCGTAGCTTGGAAATGATGATCCATCAAATACTTTTTTCTGATTATTTTTGGAAATAAAAAAATTATTTTCATTATTTACATCATACGTAAATATATATCCATCTGGAAACTCTTTTTTGACTTGTTGAAAATATTGATCTTCTTTATTTAAATCACGTTTATACCAGTATTTATTTACTATTTTTTGATGATAATGTAAATTATATTGTTTATACATAATTTCAAAATAATTTATGGGCATCGAATCATTATAAATTTTTTCATCATATTTATCCCAAGATAATAAATCATATTTACCAAGCAATATATATTTACATTCTTGAATAAAATTTTCACTATAATTAACCTGGTAATCCGACTCGTTCCAACTCTTTTCGATTATTGACGAATAATTTTCATAAGTTAGACAGTCTTTTTCCGAAATTATCAAAAAAAATAAATTTTGTAAATGAAAGAAATAACTTTGACAAAAAGAAGTATATTCTTGCTTGATTACTAAAAAAATACAATTATATTTTAAAGATAATAAATATAATATATGCCCTAAATTAATAAAGTCATATATTTTTTGTTCACATAATATGATACAGTTCATATTAACTATATCTTATAACTAATTATATTTATTTAAATATGTTTCCTCTATGCAATTTCAATCTATTTTACAAGAAGACATTTTAAATAATCAAAAAATTAAAATTTATTTATTTAATTGTTAAGTTAAATTTAATTATTTTTCTTCTATTTAATTATAAGAATGAATTTAAGTATAATTATTCATGCACTCATTATTATTTTTA